TTACAGCATTTCTTCCTTGAAATATATCGTAAGAATCTTTTGCAGTATCACCTTGTACCCTTAATGGTTCTTTATAACTTGGTAATTTGCCTGATTTTAAAATAGATTCAACGTCGTTTAAAACTCCGCTATATGAATCTCCCCATTTTTCTACTGCTATTTTGGCAAGTCTAAGTTTGTCTTCTAGTTTAACTTTAATTCCTTTTTTATTAAAAGAAATTGATTCATTTAAAAAAGATTCAAGTAATTTAATATGTTTCATTTTTATAAATGTTTTTTTGATTACCAAGCGTAATCGAAAGATTCAATTTTATTAACCCCATCTTTGATGCGTTTTGCATAGTTTTTAACTTCTCTTTGGTACCATGATTCAGATGAACCAAATCTTTTTTCAGATTCTGCATCTTGTTGAACATAATCGCAATATCTAGAATAATCATCTAAAATACTTGACATGTGGTTAGAAGCATCCTTCATTTTTACGTGGTTACCTTTTCTGTTAGTTCCAATGGAGATTTCTCCGTATTTGGTCTTTTCACCTTTAGATAAACCATCTTTAATTTGTTGAGTTAATGTGTCAATAGCATCTGCGACCATTTTATCTAATGGTAATGCAGCAGCTTTAGTTGATAATATCTGTTCGTATCTTGTCTTGTTTTCTTGTTTAAAATCAGCATGTGATTTGAATGCAACAGCTCCTGATTTTGCAGCGTGTCTATCATTTCTTTTGTTTACAGTTGAATACTTTTGTTGTAATAAATCAACATTAATAACAATAGCTCTATCTGCAACTTCAGCAATTCTTTTTACATTGTAAAGTCCAGTTGCATCCCATCCTTTGTATTTTTTACCAATACCAATAGAGTCAGTTGGATTATTATCCACCATTTTAAGGTTTCTATCATCGTTTTTTCTACTACTATATCTACTAGATGATGACCAAACTTGATCATAGAATTTATTACCACCAGAAGTAACTGCTAATAAGTAACCTCCTCCTGGAATAACTTTATTAGAATGATATGCATCATAAGGTGCATGTGGATTTTCTTTTTCATTATCTGAGATATAAAAAACAATAGTGTTTGTTTGTTTTGCCTTATACGCTGTTTGTGGATCGGTACTGATAATGTCTTCATCTTGTACTTTATCCATAGCGACTTTAGTAGAACCGTAAAATGCTTTAGCTAAATTTTTATCTAGTTTGCCATTAGTTCCCATAAATAATTGAGCAAGTCTCTGTGAACCAAATGATTCAATAACTAATTCGTTAGATAATGAATTTACGAATTCACTAAAGCTTTCATAAATAAATATTGTTTCGTTTTTTGGTGTTTCCATTTTTATATTTGATGTATTTTCTTTTACTAATTTTGGATTTTTATTCAAAAGCTCTTCCATGTCTATTTCAGTTAATGACATAAAACTATTTTCTCCATACTTTTTAGATAATTTATCTGCTTTTTTAATATCTATCACTCTAGCTAAATCATCGTAATCTAAAGTTGCTACTCCAAATTCTCCAAACATTTCTTCTGCCATTGCATTTGCAATTTTAAAAGGAGTTGCCTTTTCATTAAGTGTAACTTCTGTTGATGGAGTAATTGATTTTAAGATTCTCATACCTGTTTTAGTAAGAGAGATACCATCTTCGCTTACATTAAAATATGGTGTGTTTCTTCTTAACCATCTTGTAGAATCAGTTGTCATTTCCTTAACAATACTTTTAAATTCTTCTTGGGAAATTTTACCATCTTTAATAGCTTCTAATACTTTATTTCTAATTTTAGCTGCTTTACCAACAGTTCTTGCAGGATGGTTTTCAGTATATTTTCTCTTAACTGTGATGTTTCTTTCTTCTAATGGTTCTTCGTTAATATCCATGTGATAATATTATTGTTTTTTATTATATATTCTTGATAAATTGATCGAATGTTAATGTTGCTGTTTCAGCCTCTTCTAAAACCCCCATAGAATCTTCCAGTTTAGATTTTAATTCATTATACATATCATGTACTGGCTTAGGTGTTAGCTTCTTAAATAGCTTCTCATCGCCATCTAACATGGCGTTTCTTACCTCTGTTGCTGAAATGTCCTTACCAGTTCTTGGTATTTCATAAAGTCCAAAATCAGTTCTAACACCAAGATCTTCTCTATATTCTGGTTTATCTACTTGAAATCCATAAGTTTTCATTCTATCGCTTCCGGTTCCCCATAATACTGGTTCGTATTTTGGCCTCATTGCATTAAACATAGTGTCAATACCACCTGTTGGAATTATGAAAACTTCTTCAATTGGATATTTAGATTTTAATCTATTGATCATTTCAACTTGAGTTTCCTCATCATAAGGTCTCTTAAATGCATCTTCTTTTTTCTTGTTCTTGGCTTTTACTAATAAGATTACAACCGGATGACCATTTTGCTTATGAATAGTTTCAACTACTTTAGCATGACCCAATGTAAAGGGCTGGAATCTACCAACAAACATATTTACTAATTTCTTACCATGTTCTGGATAATCTACCTTTAACGCTTCTAAAACAGGAGATTCATTATATTGCAATTTTTGATTTAACAAATATGATTTAAAATTAAGAACATCATTTTCATTTGTTTTTGCCATTACTATTGCATCTATACTATCAACTATTTCATTGATCTGTGACATTAAATCTTTATTAATAATATCTGTTTCTTTGTTTCTCTTTTTTCTAAAACTACCTAAAGCTATTTTATACAATTCTGATAAAACTTCATTTTGTATTAATGATAGTGTTTTTTCATTTGTGATAAATGCTGGATTTAATTTAAAACCTTTGTTTTCTGAAAAATCTGCAGAATTAAAGCTAGCTCCTACATATTTAGAAGCATTCTTTTCAATGTATGCATTGAAGATGTGTGAAATTAATTCAATATATCTTTCTGCTGAATCTTCTGATTCTAAAGAAATTTCTTCAAGATTAAACCCTGTAATATACTCTACTAAATCTAATATAGCGATCTGATACATGTCAGATGGCTCTCTTTTTTGAATATCCTTTCTGTCAAATCTTTCAAGTTTAAAACTTTTTGGATTTTTACCTTCATAGAAGTTTACTATTAAACCGTCTATGTCATTATCTAAATTAGAATTTAAAGTTGGATTATTAAGACCTATGTTGAATATATTAAATATGGCTCTTGTAAAAGATTGATCTTTGAATTTGATTTTAAAATCAGAATCAGAAAGTTCTAGTAATCTAATTAAGTCATCTTTTTGATTTGATTGTAAAACTCCTTGAAATATAACAGGTGGTTTTTGTACCCCTAATAATTCTGCCCACTTATTTAAGATCTGTGGATCTCTAATAACTTTTTTAATTTGTGTAGGGTTTTTAGGATTTAATATTTGTATGTGTGTTAGTATTAGATGGTTTTTAGGAAGACTTTCGTATTCGATATCTACTGTTTTGTTGTCTATCATGTAGTCAAATCCGAATTTCCAATCATGTGGCATATCTTCTTTTACATCTTTAGGAATAGCCTTAAAGTAATTAATACCATTTTCATAGTATCTTACCATAGTTCTATCTACTTTATCCATTTTATGTTTAGAACCGCTTTTAAAATATTCATAACCGGTACTAGTACTTTTAACATGAAACGAAGATGCTTGTATTTTTTCCGATACAACACATGTTAATTTCAACATTGAATTAAAGTCATTAATGTTAGTTGATTGAAAATATGTTCTTAAATTTTGTAATGCCATTATCTTCCGTATTTTATGATACCCATTAATTGATTAATGGCTGCAAATGTACCTGTTAATTTCATTGTTTTTCCTTTGTACACAAAAACTATTCCTTCAGTTGGTATAATAGATTCTATTCCTCCAATTCTATCTAATCTGGCAAGTTCAGCTTCTACTTTTGCAATTTGAGCTTCACCTCCTGTTTTTATAATAGCTTCAGCTTCTGTTCTTATTTGATTATGTAATCTTTGCATTTCCTTGTCTGGATTTGCTGCTACAAAATTAGAAGCATTTTTAAGAATTATAGATCCTAGTTCTAAGAATAAATCTTCAAACGGTCTAATGTTTTCTTTATATTTCTTTTTAACATCTTCTTTATCAAATTTCTTAATAAGAGATGCTTTATCTTTACCTAACGATTTATCTAAAGATCTCATGTTTAAAGTCTTCTTATCACCATAAGCCCATCTTAATAATAAACCTTCTTTATAATCTTGTTCTGTATCTGGAAAGTTTCTATCTATAGTTTCTCTCCACCACATTTCGTGATATCTTGAAACCGAATCAGCATCTAATAAACCATAACGATCTCTCAGTGCTTCGATCTTTTTGATGAATTTATTTTTATTTTCTTCAAAATTAAGATCTTTACCCAGTTTTAAAACCTGAGGCGGGATTATTGTAAATGTTTTTTGAACATCAGCATCTACTTCTTTTAAAGCTTTAACTAATTCTCCTGCAATTTTTCTACTGCCTGTTATATTACCGTTACCATCAGTTTCTTGAATGTCATGGAATTGAAGAACATCTCTTTCGTAATAAATTACATTTGGATTTTTAGAATAGATTAATTCTATATTTACGAAATCCTTACCATTATTAAACACAGACTGATCTTTAATTTTTGGTAGAGCATCTGCTAAATCAGTTGCAGCAAAAATATATGTTTCTTCTACTAATTTAGAAGCGTGGTCTGTGAACATTTTAATAATTCCTTGTAAATCTACTGGGCTAATTAATTGACCCTTGTTTCTTGAAAACATTGCCACTCCATCCTTTACAGTTGCAAGAAGATTTTGGCCATCTGTTTTTTCAGTTGCAACTTCTTCAAAGTTTAATTCTCCTTGAAGACCAGCTTCAACAATTTTTTTAAAGTCACCGAATGTTAAATCTTTTTCATCAAATGGATGTGACATATGGCCCGCTGCTCCACCTTCTAAAATAAGGGATTCAGTTGTATTATTGTATACACTCTCAGTTATAAATTCATTGAAATTAGTAAAGATCTTCATAAGGTATTTATCTTATTTTATTATTGTCCTAACGAGCTAGTTAACATACCAACTGCAGTACCATAATCTCCATCTGCTTTAGATAAAATACCGTCTATAACTTTTTTAGATTTAGATTCGTCAAAATCTTCTCCAAATGCTTTTTGTAAAACAGTTACTGCATATTCTTCAAATTCTTCATCTGAATTAACTTCAGCTTCAGTAACTACTGATTCATTATATAAGTGAACATAGTTACTGTTTTTTTCAGAATAAATTGACTTGATTTCAAATTCTTTTTGTCCTTTGGTATAATATGCTTTAAAGAATAAATTTTCATCAAACTCTCCAAAGAAATGATCTGATTTGCCAATAAAGAATTCTGCGTTTGGATAAATTTCAAGAACCTCTTCTTGTGTAGTTGCTTTTAAAACAGCCTCGTCAAACTCTTTAACAAATTTAGCTTCAGTAACCTCTGATTCGCTTAATGAATTTCTTAAACCACAATATTCACATTCTACAGTTCCGTCTTTGTCAATTTCTTTGTATGCATGTCCTTTTTTATTTGAACATTTTGGGTGTGATTCAGTAACTACTGATTCTTCGATATATTCTTCTAAACCAGCGTCGTCCCAACCATCTTCAGATGCTAAAACTGCTTGCAGATCTTCTCTTGAACCTGTCATTTCAACCTCTGGCCAACCACTTGGTCCACTAGGATCTAAAACTTTCATTTTAACGTTATGTTTCTTTAAAAGTTTTTTAAGTATCTTTGATTTAGGATCCATTGCATCCATAACTACAGTAGCTTCATTATAACTTACAATGTCAGAATATTTAATCTCATGTTCTTCTCCGTCTTGATCTAATCCAAAGATTGTTTTATCTCCCCACATATCATCATTGTTATCGTTGCCATTACCATATGCATAAATAACATACTCTTGTCCATTTCCTAATTGAATCATGCCATCATCTGCTTTCATAGCTTTCATTAAAGACTTTTTATCATATGATTTCTCATTGATAGCATCTCCTTCGTCATACGCAAATGACTCAAACATGTTAAACGCATTTAATAGAGCTTGACCTGAAGCTTCTTCTTTAATACTCTCTAAATAAAGAGCAGTACCTTCAACAATTCCGATTCCTGACCAACCAGCTGCATTTGCAAGGTCACTATAATGTTTATCTAAAATTCTTTTTGTAGTAGTAGGACCTATTGTTAAAAAGTGATTACCTAAACCTGCTACTTTTAATTCAAATGAACCTATTGTACCTTTAATATTCTTAGATATAACTTTCTCTCTGTGGAAATTAGCGTCTGTCATTGCTTCTTCAAAAAGATACTTAATACAACCTAATGTACCTACTTTGTCCATTGCACCAAAATCTGTTAGTTTCTTAGTAAATAAATTTTTATAAACTGTTAAAACTTTTTTTGCGTCTCTTTTATATTGAACTGAAATAGCTTCATTTACTGAAGTAGTTAAAGATTCAAACGCTGGGTAAACATCATCATATCCTTTACCGTAAATGTCTGCCATTAACCATTCTTTGTTGGCTTCATCCCATAAGTATACGAATTCAGCACCGCCGCCATCAGCAACATCTCTTAGATATTTAGATATATTAGCAATTTTACCCTTAGATGCTGTAAAGTTCCCGTAGAAATTAATCTTCTTAACATCTTTATCTAAACCCGAACTGTCTCCATTCTTAAGAATAAAATCTACATTTTTACCATCTTTAAAAGTTGAAGTTATAATAGGTAATATGTTTTCAGGATATGAATCATAATGCATATATACAGAAGTGATATTTCCTTTTTTATCGATTTTACCAATTTGTCCTCTAGTTCCTTCTTCAATTAAAACAGTTGCTTCGTTAATCTCAGCGCCTCTTAACTTAGTAAAAAATTCAATTCTTTGCTCTTCAGTTAATTCTTTGATAGAAGTAACTTTAAATTCACCAAGTAAATTTTTATATGTTTCTGCTTCGGTAGTTCTTTTAGTAGAGTTTTCTTCTTCTACTTGTCTAGATCTATTGATTTGTGATTCAGTAGAAAACTGATCAAAAGATTTTAATTTATACATAGTGTTGTTATTTTTTTGTATGTTATTATTTTATTATATATCTCCTTCAAAATCTACATTTTTTATATCATACTTAAACTTCTGTTCCTTGTAGATCCTTTGTCTTTCTTTGGAGTGTCTTATTAAATAGTTGTCCCAATCAGGAGAACTTAAATCATCTACAAAATCTATAATATTGACCGAGTCTTTAGAGCTATGTTGCCTTAAACCTCTACCGATAGATTGTCTAATAATTACTTCCGATTTAAATGATTCTGTGAAGAATATGTTGTGGATTTTCTTGATGGATATACCAGTTGAGAATGTACCATATGAAGCGACAATGACGACTTGGTCTCCAGCTTCCATTTTCTTTTTGTGTTCTTCTCTAATATCTTTATCAATTCCACCATCAACATAATAAACAGATTTATCACTCTCTTGTCTGAGTTTTTCATATATTTTTTTACCATGTTCAATTCTATGAAAAAGAACTAAACTATTACCCTTAACCCTGGAGATAATGCTTGTTATAAAATTAAGTCTTCCAGGTGAATTGATCACATAGTTTTGCTCAAATTTAAAAACGTCTTTACTTTCATATCTATTCTGGGACATTTCTCTAAATGCGTCTTTTGTAGATTGAGGTGCATAGTCCATTTTAATTACCTTTACTTTACAGCCAGCAATGTGCCCTTCGTTTTGTAAATAATGTGCACTTATTTCTGTAATTAATGGACCAGTATATGCCATTAAAGTTAATCTATCTAATGTGCCTTCTTTTGGAATAGTTCCAGATAAACCATATTTATAATCTGCATTAATACACTTTTGTAAAATAGTTTTAATAGAGGCTGATTTTGCTTTGTGTGTTTCATCAACGATTACTGCATCAAATTCTGCAAAATATGCTTTATCTTTTTTAACAAGTGATTGATATGTTCCAATAATAACATTCCTACCTGGCCTTAATTTTTGACCACTGTATATTTGCTGTACCTTAATATCTATTGCATTTCTATAATTATAGTCTAGAAAATCTTCACTCGCTTGTACAACTAATGATACATTGGGTACAATAAATAAAATCTTTTTTGCTTTTTGTTGTTCTAGTAAATATGATACTGTTAAGAATGATATCAGTGTTTTACCCGCAGAAGTTGCAAGCTCACTTAAGCATCTTCTAAATTTTAGTATATTAAATGCTGCCTCTATTTGATAATCTCTTGGAGTTATCTCTGACTTTTCGAAAAAGTCTAAAGCCCATTTTGTAAATTTTTCTTGATTAATATTGGTATCAAACATGTCAGTAATACCATTGAGTTTAAACTCAAATTTATATTCTTTACATATCTGCATGACTTCTCTCCATAATCCTGAAGGAATCCATTTATCATCTTTTATATATGAAACATATCCATCCCATAAACCCTTTTTAACCAAAGGATTAAATCGCCATGAATCAATTCTTCTATTTAAAGAAATATTGAGTTGTTCCAGTTCTAATTCAGTTGCTTCATCAATACGTAGCAACTGTTTGTTTTCAGTTAAACTAAGCTCCACATTGTTAGAGCATTTTTATTTTTCGTTATAGATCTTTTAATGCTAGTCTATTACGAATGGCAAATCCCATATTATCTAGGGTTTTTACCGAATCTTTGAAAAACTCAACTTGATTTTCTAGATGAGCCAATATCATGTTTTCATCTGCTAAGTCTGTCTCTATAAATCTTTCTTTTTGTTTTTCTCCGAGTTTATAATCATATTCATAGTATCTAATATAGGCTTCTCTATATCTAATAGCTACTTTTGCTTTTTGTTCTTTTACCTTCATATTTAAATACGACATTTGTTCTACTAGAGATTGACGTGAAGATAAAACTTCAGCAATTGTTTCTTCCATTAAATTTAAGTTTCTTAAACTCTGTGCCAACTTTTTTATATTGTTTGTCCACTCAGTTCTTTGTCTACTTAATTTTCCGTCTAATGCTAGTATGTTTTCTTTAGTCATATTAAAATAATGATTTCTTGTTAGGATTTGGTTTAATAAATTTTGATGTTATTTGCCTCTTCTTAAATTTAGGTTTTGGCATTTCCATTTCTGGAGAATTGACGCTAAGATCTAATGGCTTGAAATCTATCAAAAGTTTCATACCCTTAAATCTATCACTGTCTTTTTGGAACTCATCAAAGTTATCCTCAACCATGTTGTTAATCGTTTCTATACATACCATAAATCTAATTGATTAGAAGTGAAATAATTATCGATCTTTTTGTGAGCATCGATTTTAAGCTCAAAACACTTCAATATTAAATCATTTAGATCCTTAATATTATATGTATCTAGTTTATTTTCGCTAAGAAATTTAGTCCACATAAAAACGGGACGTCCTTTCTTTAACTTTTCTGCCATTTTCTTTTTACCCGTTGTGTCATTATCAAACATATATCTAACAGTTGGTATCTCATCAAAATCATCAGTTGATCTACCTGCAGTTGCTAAGGCCAACGAGTTATTCATGAATTTAGCATCTAAAGGACCTTCGAACATTGTTATTGGTCTTTGGAAATTTAATTGCATAATTCCAAAAAGTGTTGATATCTTTGTAAGTGTGTTTAGTTCCTCATTGCTCATTTCTAATGGCTTACCCATTTCTTCATATAATTTTGGCAAATCATAAGTTAAATATCTCTGTCCATACCCTTTCATTCTACGTGTCTGTGCACCTATAATTTTGCCATCTGTACTATAATTAAGAATCCACAAACGAAACTCTTTATCTGAATATAGAAATTCTTCAGATCGATTATGTAATAACCTATCTTTTAATTGAAACCAAATCCAATCACCCGGTTCTATTACTTTAGCTTTAAAATGTTTCTTGAATTCTTCAACATCAATTGCTAGATTATGTATCTTTTCTAGCGCCTGGTGTTTCAATACAGACTCTGGGTTTACCTGTATTTTGTTTTGTTTGATGTAATCGATAACCATAAAAGAGTCATTAGATGTATCCATCTTAACATCATGATCCTTTAAAAAAGAATATAGATTAGTATGATAACTACAATTATAACAGTGATACTGTAGTGTATCCCAAAATATATTACCTCTTTTCTTGGTATCGTCAGAGTGAGAATCGCCACAATAGGGACATGCACAGGTTATTCGCCCATGCATGTCCTTTAGTAGCTTCTTATTAGGAGTAGAATGTATTTGAGATACTACTTGCTTAAGTGCATATCTTATTTTATCCTTTAACTCTTCAGTAAGTTCTATATTGTTATTAGATGTCGAGGTCATTCAAGAAAGAATCTAGATCATCATCTGTTGATACACTTGAAGTTGATTCCGATGTTGAAGCCACTGGTGCTGCCGCTGGTTTTTCTTTTACTGCTGTTGCAGTTTTAGTTGCTGCCTTTGGAGCACTTGATGTCATCGATGCAATTGAATCACCCGGATTAAGATACATTCTTAATACATCATTTACAAATGATCTTGTATCTTCGTCCCATGCTTGATAATCATATCCTTTTAATGAAGGAGCTGCTTCTAATTCTTCTTTGATAGTAGTCATAGTTTCTTTACTACGTTCTGCCGGGGCATCGCCCATAATAATAGCTGACTTACTAGAAGAAAATTTAGATGTATCGTAGTTATTATATTCACCTTGTCTAGTGATAACTAACTCAAAGTTTTTACCTTCGAATAAATCGAATACTTGTGTTGGCTCACCAAAGTTTGGTTTTAATTCTGCATCTATCTTTTCTTTAATTTTATATCCAAATTTAAATACTTTGTAAGTACCTTCTAATTCTGGATTTTGTGGATCTTTTACGATCTTGATTAAAGAATAGTATTGTTGGCGTCTTTTTAGTTTATCTGAAGATTTTCTATCTACAGCTGAATCTGATTTACGCAACTTCCAAAATACATCTGCGATAGGGCATTTTTCTCCGATTGTTGCTGGAGAATCAACTAATTTACCATCGCCACTAGAGTTTGTTAACCAGTGTACATATTTTTGGATTAGGGAATTACGAGGGTTTTCTGGATTTGGCACAAAACGTATTAATGCTTTGTAAGTTCCGTCTTTACCATCGTCTGCTGTTGGTTTGTAGATCTCGTTAGTAGAACTACTTGCTTGTACTTGGTGCGTTTCTACGTCTTCCACGCCCAAGTTAAAAATGTCAAATGAATCACTCATACCTTTAAATTGTTTAGTTTGTTAAAATTGTTAATTGTTTACCTTGAAATTACTTTAATGTTCTTTCGTTTCCTTATATTGTATAATAATAAATAGTTTCAATTAATTGTTAAGATTGCTCCAGAAGGTTCCTTCCATTTATTCTCCTTTAACTTAATCAGTCCTGATTTGTGAAGTAACTCTGACGCTTGCTTTTCAGTAAGCTGGTTCGCTATCACCATTTTTTGTAGGATGCTTAATAAACGAAGGTAATCTGTTGTAACTAACATGTAATTAATACTTTTGTTATTATACTTATTATATATCTAACCTTTAATTTGTTTCACCTGGGATTAATTTTAATTTTTTTTAAAATAAAATGAAACAGTTTTTCGGCAAGTGCATATAACAAATGTTAGTTAAGCCAGAAGTTAGATTAGGCTTGGAGGTTTGAAACGTATGCTGCGAGAAAATAAGCGTCAACTAAGTCATCCAAAGGCTTCGGGATCTTCTTCCCAATTTCTAGGTCTTTAACTATTTTCCACAAAGGGCTTTTAGCCAAGATTTGGTCTTCGTTCACATTTTTTTGGTAAGCTTCAAATAATTGTAGTTTATTCATGTTACCTTTACCTGCAAACTTCTTAATTGTGGTAGGAGCAACAGTAAGTAAATCTTCTGGATTTAAGGTCTTTAAAAGTTTAAGCTTTAAGATTGCGGCTCCTGCTGCCATGTCAATCATATTATTAGTTCCCATCTTAGAACCATAAGAAGTACCTTCAAATGCTATAGTGAAACCATCACCTTCAAAAGAATTTTGTAATATTAGGTTGATTAAGTCATCAGCCATTTTATCATATCTCTTTACCTTTAAGAGTTCGGCGCTTGAGAAAGATTCATTGTTTGTAAAATCAGGTTGATTAACTAAAGTAACATCTTCTAATAAAGAAATCTCTTCTTGAAGTTTTTGTTCTGCTTTAGTTCCTGTTTTTGGTTTTATGTAACTAATAAAATGATAACTCTTTTTTTTATCATTATATATGGATAAACCTGGAGAATTTAAAGAAAAATCTACTGCTAAGTAATTCATTTACAGTTTTTTACCTAGAGCTGCACCTAATGCGGCACCTACAAGTCTAGAAGTTAATAAATCGTAAAACACACCTTTTTGAATACCAAGAACTTTTGCTAGCATTTTACCAATAGATTTCCCTAAAGCAAAACCGGTAAGTCCACCAATAATTGATCCAAAGAAACCTTCATTAGTCATCTCTTCATTAAGTCTCTCAATATCATAAGATCCATCTTCATTTTGATATTCTGAAGCAAAAGATTCTAATGCTGCATCTATTTTATCTTCTAACTCTGGAGTCCAAGTTTCTTGAAGACCTTCATTAATAAGTTCCAAATCCTGTTCGTTAACAGCGTTTTCAATTAAATATGTATTAAATGTTTTCATGTATTATATATCTTATTTTATTCTAATTCTAATCTAAGGTTTAATCTATTATAAAAGAACGTAACTTCAAATGTTTGAAAAGATGCAACGTTTTCTGCAAAATTTAAATTTAATTCATTAATAGAGTTCATGATACAATCTGTGAATTCCATATATGCTACTGATGCTCCTTCTGCATCTAATATTCTTAAAGTTAATGGAGATTCTATATGAGATTGCTTAGTAGATCTAGCGTAATACCATAAAAGTGTATCCATCATAATCCAATAATTAATAAACCCATCTAGTAATTGCATACTAACAGTAAATTCTCTATTAATTGTGTTTTGTATTGGAATAGCACCTCTGTGATATCTTATAGAACCGTCATTATCTTCTTGTGTTAACGGATTAAAAGAAACACCGGGTATATTAATACCCTGAATGCTATAATTTATAAAATCTACAGGCTCAGATAATAAACCACCTGGCACATTATTAATATATTTTTTATATTTATCAGCAACTTCTTTGGGTACAAATCCTCTAGGAAACCTAAAGTCGAATGAATTATTTCTACTATTTAAGATCATTGTTTTTTATTATTTCTTAAATTTACCAGACATGATCATATTCTCGTCAATGCCATTATTAACGCTAATATAAAACTTATTGTTTTTCATACCTCTAATAGTATTAGCATTAGCTTCACTTATTTTAAACAAAACTTCACCTTCACCCATATCAATATCCTTGTTTGATATATGATTAAATTTTAATTTTTGTTTTCCATCACCGAATGTTAATATTACGTTTTCTGCATTTGTAAAAGAAATAAATTCTACATCATCACCTTTTCTTTTAGCAATCACAAATTTATAATATGAAGTAAATGGAGGTATATCAATATTTAGTTTAGTTTCATTCACAAACTCAGAAGTATCTACCTCAGTAATACTCTGTGTCATTATATTTTCATTAGAAGAATCAAACACTATTTTTGATTTTGATGCAATAACATTGTGTCTTTCTATAAATGTAGGAACATATTTTATACTTTTAGGCAAGTTGTCTGTAAATATTCCTTCTATAATTTTATTAGAAGATAATTCAGGTAAAACATTATAAACTTCAGTTAACTGATTTGGGGAATTAATTTTTAACTTATTTAATCGTTTACCATACTTTGCAGCCTGTGTTAAAGTTAAACTAGCTCTTTTTACTATTTGTGTATTATCAGTTTGATTCCAAATTCTCATAGTTACATCTACTGAAAAACTAGAAGCAGTATTACTATTAATAATCACTGGTCTAAAAACAATAGGTGTATTGAAATCTTCATATTGTGTATATGATGTTTGGAATGTTTTAACATCAACGCTTCCTATAGTTTCGAAAACATCAACATCAAACATTACAACTATATCATCTGAAGTCTTAGTTATTTGATTTAATATGTATGCTTCAAAGGCACCTATAGAATTATCTTTTTCTCCGTATATCTTAAAGTAATCACCATCAATAGCATCTTCTACTACCACAGTAAAATCTTGAAATTCATCTTCTCTAGAAATAGTAAAACTATTCTCTTCACCTGTAAGGAAATAATCAAATCCATTAATAGTTTGTAATGTATCTATTAATTTAAATGTCATTTCATAATTAGAAGTTGGATCTAAATCACTAGAACCTACACTTCCATCTCCATAAAATAAATCATTAAACTCTTCATTCTGTTCTATAAGAGTAGGAATTTTAATATCAATAAATTTACTATATAACGTCTCACCTAAAATAAAAGGTTTAGGATTAGCGTATTCATAGTTACTAGTGTTTAAGTATACTAATTGTGTTAAATTGTTCCTGACACCTGAATTTCTTTTAGTTGCTATTTCGAATAAAAACCCTTCATATCCTCTGGCAGCAAAACTATACCCACTTCTAAGATGTAACCTAATACTATCGTATTTGATATAATTAATATTTGCAGTTGCATTAGTTTGGTTGTTTAAAAGATCAGTTTCATTTCCACCGGCCCACTCAACGTTATTATTAATGTAATTAAACATTTCATAATCTCCTGTCGAATCATAGCCTAGTAATGCATATTTAGTACCAGTATTACCAGACTTTATAGCGTGATATCTTCCAATAGTTTGATTAATATCGTTTCCTGTATTTTCATCTGGATTTGCAAATAATGGATTTGCTCTTGTGTCTACTATTATTTTACCTCCAATTAAACCTTCGTAAGAATATTCAATTATCCCATTTTGATTAGGTGTAAATTGAGCAATCTTAGTTACATCAGAATAAGAGTATATCCCTAAAGCTCCACTGATTTGAAATAAACTAGGATCTGTTAATAAACTTAAATTAAATTTATAAGTTTTTCCGTTTTGTAAAAGTAAAGTTCTTGATGCAAAGTTTTCAACTGATAAATATCCTGAAGTTTCTGTTACATCAAAGTTTACAACAGCACTACCTAATTCATTAATTAAGTGTCTTTTTTCTGAAGTAATTCCTTTTACTGTGTCTAAGAATTTTACCTCACTACCATTATCGTCAACTTCTATTTGATATTTAGAAGGATTTCCTTGGTCATGATAAATAAATTCTAATAAAATATCAGAATCTAAGTAAAAATATCTGCTTGATTGAGCCATGTTTTAAAATTGTAAAAATTTAGGTGACCAATAAAGTCCTACACCAATAGATGGTCCAGTACTAATCACTTGGTTATTGTTTAAATTAATTCCATATCCAACACCAAAACCAACTAGCCATCTAGATTTCTTTTGGTCTTTTCTATTTAATCTGCTATTAACTAAGTTTATATTTTCAATATCTTTAATCTCTAATCCAGGATAGCTTGTCGATAACTTTAATCTATCGGCTCCATTTACGTTCTCAATTGCAGCCATTAAACTTAAAGTTTGTGTCAATTCAAACTTAGTTTCCAATACTTTAAATTTTTCAAATTCATATTTAAAGGTAGAAAACCCTGTTAGTTTTCTAGAGTTACCATCACCAAAATCTTCTGATGATGCAAACGTAACTTTAGTAGTTGTCGTGTCAATGGTCTCAGTTGTAGTGGTTACATCTAAACTATCTGTAATTTCTAGGTTAGCCGAAATTAATGAGTTAACTTCTTTTAAGTCATCATTAAGCGCTAACGCTTTCTTATATTTTTTAGTCAACTTAGTTTGACTAGATTCCATATTTGATAAATCAAATTCATAAGATCTAATCTGAGCAAGCTGATCACCATTATCATTTCTTAATATAGTAACAGAATCTTGAGCCGCTTTAAAATTATTAAGCTGTCTACCAGCATCTTCTTGTGCTAATTTAACGTCTTGTTTCAAAGAAGATATACTGTCACATTGTTTTAAAAACATTAAAACAAAAAGAGCACCCAACACAAAAGTGAGGGTGTTCTTATTACTAATAATTTTATTTATAATGCTCATTATTTTATTATTGATTATTTCTGATCCTCTATCTTAAGATTCTCAACGTTGTGTACTATTATACCATTTGCAAAATAAACATCAGATTCTTCTACGTTAAAAGAATATGTTGTAAACCTCTCAGGTACCGCTATCAATTCTATAGATGTAATATCTACCCATTCATTATCTTCATTTAAGAGCCAATCAGAATTAACAATATCTTTTACTTGTTTGAAGTAAATATCTCCTACAGTATCTTTTACTAGGACAGGATGTTCTTCTGTGATTTTTAATAATCCATTATTGAAGTCATAATATTTATCGAAGTCTAAAACAGTAACATTGGTAACAGTCGTATTTGTATACACAGATCCAAGAGTTTCTTCTCTTCTTTTCCATGATTTCCACTCTCCATCTAAACTAAATCCGTCAAAATTAACAGATAATAAGTTATCTCCTACAACTACATCTTCTACTAATTTAGTTTCACCATTAGCTAACGTAAGTAATTCTCCAGCTACGTGACATCCGCCGCCTCCGCCGCCTCCGCCTCCGCCACTCCACGATGGAGTTGCAGTTGGAAATTGAAATGGTGTTGCAGTTGGATTAGGAACTGGTGTTGCAGTTGGTCCTGAACCTCCACCTGATCCACTAGTTGGCATTGGTGTAGCTGTATTTTTAGGACCTGAATCTGCTTCAAGTGTACAATACCAAGTATCTGATGTGCCATATGGTGCACTTACTGTACAGTTAACATTCAGATTAGAAACTGGTGAAAAAGTTTTTGTAAACCTATAAGTTCCAGTAAATACGTTCGAATTGTTTGTTACAGTTGGTCCAGTTTGATTTGAACCACTAACACCACTGGTACTAAAATTACTTGGCGCAACTGGACTAGTGTTACCATCTGCTACGATTGTATATGATACATCAGTAATAAGACTACTAGGTGCAAATATAAATCTATTACCAGACGTTGTATTAGTTGCAAATGTAAACGCTGGCGTTGGACCAGGTGTTGGTTGAGCAGTTGGGACTGGCGTTGGTTGAGCAGTTGGGACTGGCGTTGGTTGAGCAGTTGGAACTGGCGTTGGATTTGGTGCGTTCGTCGGAACTGGCGTTGCAGTTGGAACCGAAGTCGGAACTGGCGTTGCAGTTGGATCAGGCACACCTACACCCTCAGCTTGATTCACAGTTATAGTGTCAACCGTTGTTGAATTAGCATGTCTAACAGTAAGTGTCGCACTACGTGCATTACCTGTGTTTTCTTGAAGTGTAATTGTCCAGTCATCGGAGTTAACAGAAACTCTTGATATAGTAATCCAATTAGGAGTAGCATCCCATGAATAGGATGTACTTACCGGTGTAATTGAGACAGTTCTTGTATAATCGTAGCTCATTTTATTATTTATGTTTTTATATTTATCTTGTTTTTATTTTAACTATTATGCATAAGTATTAGTTCCCGAACCTGTTCCCGAACCTGTTCCAGAGCTAGTTCCTCCTCCACCTGAACCTCCACCTGAACTATCAGTTGGGCTTGGCGTTGTAATTGGTCCTGATCCGCTTCCTGAACCTCCACCTGAACTATCAGTTGGGCTTGGCGTTGCAATTGGTCCTGATCCGCTTCCTGATCCGCTTCCTGAACCTCCACCTGAACTATCAGTTGGGCTTGGCGTTGCAATTGGTCCTGAACCTCCTCCTGATCCACTAGTTGGGCTCGGTGTTGGAGCTGGTCCTGAACCTCCTCCTGATCCACTAGTTGGGGCTGGGGTTGGTTGTGCCGTTGGATTTGGTGTTGCAGTCGGATTAGGCACACTTGAACTTGGTGACCCATCACTATTTGCATCAATGTTTCCACCTCCAATAGAAATAGTGTCAGTTACTACTGGACTTCCATCAGCATATGCATCAATGTTTCCACCTATAATTCCAATACTATCTGCTACTCCGCTACCACAATCTGTACACAATTCTCTCCACTCTGGTGAACCACCATTGTAATAATAAGCTTCAGCGATATCTAAATCACTATTAAATCTTATCATACCTACTTGTGGATTTACTGGTCTTTGTCCAGTTCCACCATAAGGCAACCTTACGTAACCTTTAAATTCAGCATTTATATCTACATCCAATATACCATTACCAGAAGTTTCTAAACTAAGGTTATTTGATCCAGTTGTTTTAATTGTTATACCTTCACCTTGTACATATGCGGTTGAGCTAGTAGCAACTAAAGATATTTTATTTGTAGTTGCACCGAATTCAATGTTACTACTACCAAAATTATTTTTAAAAGCAAATCTTTTAAAAGCTCCGCTTTCTTCACTTGTTAATATTAAACCATGAGTATTATCATGAAACAATTTTAGATAATTTGCAAAAACGCTATCAGTTGCTATTGTTAACCTAGCATTTGTTGAAACATCACCATCATTAGAATCTTCTGTAAATGTTGAATCCCCTAACCAAATTATAGGAAGATTTAAATCAGTTCCTCTTTTAGGTTTTAAAATAGTAACTTCATTTTGATTATCTGTATTAGCATCTAATTGAACTTTATACCATGGGCTATCAGTGGCTCCTGAATCCCCTTTCAGACCAGTATTACCAATTTCACCTTTTTCACCTTTTTGTCCAGTAGAGCCAACTTGACCTTGATCTCCTTTTTGTCCCTTAGGACCAACAGGTCCACCTCCATTTGCCAATATTTGGTCAAAATTATAATTAATTTTTTCAAACTTAATAGAGTTTGAATCACTCGGGTGTAGTATCTCTTGAATGTTAATTGCCATTTTATGACTTTATTTTTATCATAGGTTTAATGTCGTAAGAATATCCTAATCTTTTATTATATATCAATCTAAAATTCATAGGCTTTTGTTTATGAGATTTAAATCTAAAATTGTTGTCTGGTGTAAACCCACCAGCGCGAATATCTTCACCTATATTTATTATTGATGAAGGTCTTCCTTTAAAGTCTCTAGTATATAACGATATAGAATCTACTACAAATTTTTCAATAATATTATTATTAATATAGAAATTTGCGTCATCGATCAAAGTTGTTTTATCCCCAGCTGAATCTTCAGCATTCACATACTTATTTATTACATCAAACACTCCGTCATTTCTTAGTAATCTAGTAGCAGCATCAGTAATATAAAAATCTGCAACTATTTGTTTTTTATCCTCAAATACAGTTACTTCAGCCTTATTTATACCATTCTTTAAAATAAAATCTAAATCTTCTTGACTATCTACATTTTCATATGTAAAAGAAGTAACATCATACTCGTTTTTAATCTTCATCGCAGTAGATCCAAGATAAGATTTTTCCTCTGTATTATCTAACGTACCTGGTATATCTTCAGATTTTCCACCTGATAATGCTCTAGTATAATAATTTGCATCCCATGAAGATCTAAATACGTTTACATCTTTTTTAGAAATAGCGATTTCATTAATACGAGGGTACAATGGTAATTTATCAGAAGATTCTGAGAGTTTGGTAATACCATTTGGATTTATTTCATTTACTTTATGATAAAAATGATTTTTTATAATGCCCCAATTAGAATCATGTACATCATTATCTATAATAAGACCCACATTGAACGTAGTACCACATCTATTATATCTATTATAATATGATTTGGCAGTTTTTAATTCATATGAGTTATTCATGTCATGTTTGTATAAAAATGACTCAAATACAGACTCTCTGTTATCTACAGTGGCTTGTACTCTATTAGATTTAAAATGAGTATACATGTCAGTAAATGTAACAACTGGTTTAAATCCTACAGTATATGATCCACTGTGTCTTATTAAGAATGGATAATATTCAGCCTCGCTTGATTTAATTAAATTATAACCAATAATACCTTTAAATAATTTAAAACTTTTCGGTTTATCATTATCTTCTTCTACAGAAAGTGTTGCATATTTTACAATTTCATTTCCATCTTCAAAATTAATAGTAAATCTATTTGCATTTATTTCTCCATTTTCTTCTACTGTGGTATACTTAACGCTATCATCATTTAAGTTTATCATTTCAGCAACGCTGTTAATAGATAACTTTTCTAGAAGAGCCTTGTGTATGTTTGTACCTCCGTCCTTATAGTAATACTTTATTTTACTTTGTAAATAGTTAGGTAAAAACTCAACATCTAAAACATCATATGGATCATTTACGTTTACTGGTTTCCCTTGTACTTTAATTGAATTATCATCTTCTACCGTATAAATTGAAAACTTATAAATTGTATTTCCAGGTGTTTCAGGATATAAATCCATTAAAACCTCACCATATAATCCATTCTCTCCCAATAAAATTTGATCATCAAACTTAGGTGTACTTCCGTCAAAATGAGTAATACCTTCCATATCAAATGGTCCACTGCCACTAAAGTAATGGAACTGATCAACCCCATTACCATTCCAATTTATAGCGCCATCAAATGACGTATTAGCATAAATATAATCTTCATTAGCATGATCATATACTATTTTATGATTTAGTTCATATAACAATTTTCTATTCATATTTCCTTTTACCCAATAATCACTAAGATTCATTGTGATAAAAAATATTACAAATTTAAACTTCTTATTTTGAATAACCTCAAACTCTATATCATTGGTTTCAGTATTTGTATTTGTCTTTAATAAAACACTAAATTTATAACCATTAAACTCACTGCTTTTAACAAAATCAAGTGCAGTTTTATTGGCAAATTCCTTTCTATTTTTTAATACAACCTTTAAACCCTTAAATATAGTGTTAGCAAACGCACTTGTATCACCACCATCTATCAATGTATATTTCTTCTTTAATTCTGTTTTAAAGAATGTATTATTAATATCATCAGGATTTAAGTAACCTTCTGTGTACTCTCCGAATTTTTGAAATATAGAATCGAGATCTTCATTATTTAGATTTTTTTCAAATCCTTCAGAAATCATAAATTTATCAAAGTAATTGTTTTTAGTACTTTTAAATAAATCAGATGTTAATTCAAAATCTTCAATAAAGTTTACATATGAAAATCCTTGGTTTAATTCATCATATCTTAAATACTTTGGATTTTTATCCATATAAAACCATTCATGTGTCATATCGTTTTTACTACGACCAACCGCACTTAAATCAGGGGAGAAATTAGTTCTACCAAAAGCTTCATTAATATTCAAATAATATGGCTGTTCTTTAATATTTAATGAATCTTTTAAAACCCATTTGTTAATATTAGGAACTACCCTAGATTTAGTAGCAAATTCTTTTAACTCGTTTTCTTTTAGTCTATCAAATTCACTTGTAATATTTTCAGATAACTCTTCATCTATAGTTTCTTCAGATAATATTCCGGATAAATTAGAAAAATAATCAATCGGCTCTAATGCATAATTATCATCAAATATGTCACTCGCAGCTAATACTGAATTAAACTCAGAAGTAATTGGATCTATGTTTAATATAGCATTTTCATATGGTTCGTAATTTATATTCTCTCTAGTTTCTAAAGATAACTCTTTTAGATCAGAATTTGAAGTGTCATAAAAATCAAAATCCATATCATACATATTATATGCTGAGAATAAACCAACATGTACTATATTATTATTAAAAACTCTTGTTTCTCCATCATTAATATCTGAATCTAAAGATAATATTATTTTAGATTTAGTAGAATCAATAGAATCAATATCTTCAACAATATCTAATACCTTATTGTAAATACCATCATACTTGGTTTCTAAATAATCTCCAGTAGATATTTCACTTAAAGTAGTATTATCAACAAACACCGATCTGTTACGCGTGTTACCACCACTTAAATAATGAGATCTCCAATTTTCTTTTATAGAATTACTACTTTCTTTAAGATTTAGTATATTATTTAAATCTTCATTTTCTACTTTGATAAAATCAGTAACGTTCTCTTTGTTAACCAATACAACATGTTGATTTAATCTATAACCAGGTATCTTTGTTTTTACAAAAATGTCTGAACCTACGTTATACGAATCTAATTCACTATCATCATCATGTATTGCAGACGCCAACGCGGATGCTATATCCCCCGTAGTCCCTTGATTAGAAAACTGCTGTCCTTTATAAGTACCCTTTGGTAATGTGTAATTAGAAACATATGTCCTATCTTGTAAATTAACATTAGACTGAAGTTGATCAACCCTAACAATAGAACTAATAGCACCCATAATTCTCATGTTAAGATCACCCAAATTTGTTTTGATTTCGGTTATAATTACAGATTTAGTATTATAATCAAAAGTAATATTTAAGTTTGCATCTTTTGGTGTAGCTATAATGTTAGCTGCAGTAGTCTCAAAATCAACACCTAATTGTACATCATTATTAAACAAATTAGATATCACACCATTGTCTTCTATTTGAATATTAATTAATTCTCCAGGCGTGTGTTTAACAAATGTAAACTTGTATGATTCTTCTCTTGATTCTAATACCGCTATTTTATCAGCACCGTCAGGTGTTCCTATTATTGTCATTTTAACAAAATCAAAACCTTGATCTTCATTTCTGGTTAAATTGACAGATCTACCAACATGTGAAATACCTATAGTATTCGATATAATTTCATTATCACCGTCTACTTTAACCTCTAACTTAAATGGATCATAAAGACCAGTGTTTGATATCTTATAGAAAATATCATTTATCTTCACGTAACCTAAAGTTGGAGATGTAGACATTTGCTTATAACTAGGGATTGCCGTAACTGGATTTGTACTATCAACTAATGAATCAATTTTACCAAAAGTAATTACATTGTTATTATTAATAGAACTAATCTCACCTACACCAGAATCTATTGTGTCAACATATAATCCAAAATATCTACTAACACTATAATCTGCTCCACTATCATCATCGAATAAGAATTCTAAATTCAATAAATTGGCACATAACATGTCGTTTCTTTTAAAACCATCAGTTATAAAATCATTAGCCTCAATAAGAGGTTTGTCAGTTTCTACAAAATCCTTGTAAATATATTCGCCCTTACTTGTTAATTCACCCGATTTTAAATCTATACCGTTGTAATTAGTATTTTCATTTTTATTAAACGAAACAGTTAAAGGTGCTTTAGGGAAAGTTTCCTGTTGTACATGAGTTCTGATATATTTTCCTAAATCTGATTCTTTTGATAAATCAAACGATTTAATTATCTCAGCATTTTTCAACATACTAGAAATTCTTTCAGCATTACTACTATTCGTATGAGTAGAATCCAATAGACTAGGGTCTTTTACTTTAAATATTACAAAATTATTTGGCATATTATTATCTGCCCATATAGGTGCAAACATTTTATAGCCTTCATCATAATTTTTAGAATAATTATAAGTTGTTCCATATTGATATTCCTCTTCTACTTGTTTATTATAAGAATCATGGACCGTTAAATCAGAATTAGCCCTTTTAGTTAAATAAATTAAATCAGATGGAGTTCCAGTGGCTCTAAAAAAAGAAGCCACATCTTTAGCGTAATTTCCATTTGGATTAATAGGATGTTTTTTGTACTTTATTCCTGCTAGTTTTTCACTTGCATTTATACTCTCTAAATATACTGTACCACTAGAATCTGTAACTATTTTTATATTTCCAGATAATTTAGGATTAGTTCTTAATAAAGGCTTGGCGACATCATCTAACTTGTAATTAGTTTCTGTGTTAAAATTTGGACCTGCTTTAACAGAATCATAATCACTAACAAACGGGAACGTGTATGTACTAATAATTTCAGCTTCATTACCGAGAACACATTTAGTAGCTTGGGAATCTTCATAAACCTTAATAACCTCTTCACTAGCAAAACCTAGTTGAATTCCACTAGAAACAACTGGCCTTTGCCTAGAATCTAATAAATTATTTTTTAGTAATAATACAGCATCATCTATGTCTTCGGCTACAATATTGGAAACATATGCCAAACATTCTCCAGTGTTATTAGATGCAACTACATTTCCTATCGTTAAATTATCTATGAAATCTTTTATATAACTGCCAGTGTCTCCTGAACTAATCGTATGTAGACCATCTATTACATATATTGGCCAAAATATATCTTCTGAATCATTCCAATCAATACCTTCGGGTCCTTCTATTTCAGGCATATAAGAGTAGAATGCGTAAAACATATTTACATCATTATTACCACTTGTTATATTATTTAGACCATTAAACTCAGGTCTATCATTATATGTTGAACACGAGCCCCAACTTACGATATCAGTTCCAACAACTAGCCTATTATTAATATCATATCCATACCAATTTAAATTTTTACCATCACCAAGATTATCCCACGCTAAATGTCCGTCACCGCCTTGTGCAAATATGTTAGATTCAAATAAATCTAAAGGATCTTGTGATTGTGCACCTAATTGAGATTTGTATATGGCAATATTTGACTGTGCTAATTCTAACAAGTTACTAATTGCTGACGCACCTAAATCTCTACTAAACCATAGAGTAACATTTGTGAGTTCATTATCAATTTGGCCCGCACAAAATTCATTTAAATTTGGATCCTCAAAGTTTGGTAAATACTGAACAGTTATTGGAAACGTTTCCTGTGGCACCACTTCCTCACACTCAAAATCAAACCCACCTGAGTTTGCCTCATTGTTTTCTCCCCATGTATTAATAGATGATCTTTTATAAAATTTATTCAAAGTAATATCTACATCTCCATAAACTCCGCTTTCTATAGAACTCTGTACTGTATTAGTAACAGTAAATAAATCTGAGTCATATTCGTTAGAAAATACATTTACAAATCCGGTTACTAATTCAAGTAAAGTTTTTGAACCACTTCCATCATCATTATACCAAAGATTTGTGATTTGTACATCATTATCACAGAATGCGTTTTCACTACTTGCATATCTAACTGGTGTAAATACAGAATTAGCATTACTTTCACATTCTTTAATACTTGTAATTGCTCCATTGGCATTAATACCCAATACTCTGGTTTTACTAGAATCAGAAACCTTTATGTATATTGCAGTATTACTAGGCCTTGTAACTTTATTAGTTAAATTTTGATCATAATAAACCGTATCACCTATTGATAATTCACTAACATTATTTGCGTATGTTGTTCCACCATAAACATTTGTAGTTTTAGGTGCAATACACATGGCATCTGGATCACTACCAAATGATGAAGCATCCATTTCAAAATACGGAACGGCCTCAATAGCAAAGTTAATATTTAGTGGAGCAGATTGCTCTGATTTACTATCCTCACCTATGATGACCCATGTGTCTCCACCAAAATGACCAAGATTAGGTGTATATGTTACCTCTAAGTTGCTAGACGTTTGTATTAATTGAATTGTACCATTTGAAACAGCAGTATCTTCAATAATTGTTATTGCGTCGCCATCAGCATCCTGTATACCAACATTAAATACAACGCTTGAATTTTGTTGCAATTGTATTGATCCAGGATCTGTTAAAACCGGTGCGCTGTTTATTGGATTTATTGTTATTGTACCAGGAAGGGAAACGTTCCCTTCTGAATCAGTTGCTGTAAAAGTAAAAGAATCTTGGCCATATATTGTCGCAGTGTGCGTATAAGTAAATTGATCACCACCATCTGCAGTTAGTTGTCCTTTAGTTGGCTGATCTACTATAGTATATGTTAAACTACCAGAAGAGTCTACGTTATCTGTAGCTTCTAATATAATAGCGAGCGCTGCGTTCCAAGCCACATCATATGTCTCGTTTTCTGGAATTGGAGCAGTCTCGTCGTTTACATTAACAACACGAATTACCTCTACTGCATTATTATTACTTGAATCAGTTACATTATATGTTATATTATATTGACCAACCGTTGAGTTATCCACAGTATCACCTCCTACAACTACAGCACTAGTAAGAGTTGCATTGTCGTCATAATTATCAGTTGCGGCGAAACCAGGTTCACTATATGGAGCACCAATATTAATGTTTACAGGATTATTCCCTTGAAGTACAATTTCAGGTATTGTAGTATCTACAACACGAATTTCTCTGGTAACTTCAGGTGCTGGATTTCCTGCGGCATCATTAACATTATATGTAATTGTGTAAACACCAACTTGAGTTGGATCTACATCATTGAAAATAGAAATGTTTGCAGAAATGTCACCGTCTACATCATCCAATGCCGTAGCGCCATCTTCAATATATGTACCTGTAAAAAATGGATTTACCTCGATATTTATTATAGCATTTCCAGTAAGTGATATTACTGGAGCAACCGTGTCAGGTAAAGGCGTTGCAGTTGGAACCGAAGTTGGAACTGGCGTTGCAGTTGGTGCCGGAACTACATTTACATTTCTGGTTACCGTAGTTGCATTAGGATATTCATATGTTACTGTATAATTACCAGGAGTTGTGGGATTAGGCACAGTGCTAGTTGTAATAATAGTTCCACCGCTTCCACACTCTTCTTCTAAATTAGCACCTTGGTCAGTATATGTTGTACCTTCTAAGTGATCATCAATAAGATTAGGACCAATCAAAGTAATTATAGGAGCACAATGTGGCGTAGTACTTATGCTCGAGCCTACATCATTTGAAAGTAACTCCATTACTTCACCTGTTGCAGATATTCTTAATATGTTACAACCTAACTCATCAATGTACCATTTATCCTGTCCATCCCATGTGGTGTTGAAAGTAGTGTCGTCTTCGTATAATATTGTTCCTGAGTTTGCAGTCCCACTATTTGGTGCTAATGGAGCTGTATAAAATAAATCCAACAACCCATCTTGGGCACTAAAACATAAATCACCGCTTTGATCTGCTGGCGTATTAGAATTTCTTAATGTAATTTGAGCCATCTATTAAAATCTTTTTTGCATACAATACTTTTGTCTGTATTATATATCCAGATTTATTATAGACTATCGTATGTTGTGGTTTATCTAGCGAATCTAGTTAGCTTCGCAGCTCTAATAGAATTTAAGTTTTTACCTTTAGCTCTATATTTAGCAAACACTTCTAAATCAAATGAGAATTGTTGATCATATTTGTCAAAAATATCTAATCCTATTTTCTTAGTGTAAGTAAGATTTGGGAATCTTAATTTAGCTTGACCGCCTACTCTACCGATATCAGAATCAGGATCGTTACCAAAATAATCAGTCATTCTATATTGGAATATAATATCAACTGAAAGAGCACTAGAACTGTCTAAAGTACCGACTTTCTTTTTAATACTTTTTCTACTTTGTTTAGCATCACCTTCAACTTTTAAAGTATCTAAATTAATAGGCGATAAAAATAAGAATGCACCACATGAGCGTCCACCTAAAAGAAATTGGTCATTTGCATCAAATGACATTTTAAATGTTCTGTCGCCCGATTTGATGAAATTACTATCAGTTTTTTGAAACGCTAATTGTTTTGTAGCTTTAACTGCATCCACCAGTGGAGATGAAAAGCTATTTCCTATTAATGGACTGTTATAAACAAACGTTGTTCCAGTTGCATATGTAGAAGGAATTGGCATTGTATAAAGTGCATTATCTACAACATCTTGTAAATTATCTTTTTGATCCGCGTCTGAAACACTACCTGAATTAGGCACAGCTTCAACATATGATGAATATATGTTCTCTAAATCAGGATGATCCTTGTGAAGATATAAACCATTATTATAATTCGCAGCACCTATAGTTCCAACACTACATACATCTATTTTGTCAGATTGAAAACCTCCACTTAAGTCTGCATTTGTAGAATTACCATGTGTACCGAACGTTCCAGTCCATATGAAATCTACCGAATCACCGTTACCTGTTGATGCTTTAATGTTAATTGCACTTGAATCACCTTCAAAAATAGCATACCCTAAACCATATTCATAACTATTAAAATCTACCGACCCACTACCAAGTAATGATTCAGTAACATATAGCGGATTTTGATTTGAAACATCCATAAATCTAGAATAAACAAATTGACCACGTCTTTGTGCTGATTGATACGGCGCTTCAGCTAATAAATCATAAGAATTAATAGAAGACGTACTTATATTTTGAAACTGAATAGGAACTAAATCGTATTTACCTTCAGATGTATAATAATTGTCTGACGAAATTTTATTATCAGTGTCAGCAACTCCTAAATCATTTAATTTTACACCAAACCCATTATCAGCAATACTAGTACCTGATGCACTAGATCTGTATGCTGGTAAGTTTCTATCTCCAACTAATCTTGAAACTAATTCAAGTTTAGTAGCTTTTGTGTTTTCTAATAGAAGTTTAAACGTCTTTGTAACAATGTGACCTTTTTTAACAGTAAGACTTGCAACCTCATCTGTATAATAACCAGCAAATATTTGGTTTTTGGTGTCATTGTTAATAACGGTAATTGTACCATCCTCATCCATTATTTTAACAACTAATTCACCTATTTCAACTTCTACCGTACCCTTAAGCTCTGAAATTTGTAATTCTAACTCAGCAATTTTATCATATACTGAGATTGGTTTTTGTTCAGCTGATAAGAATCCTGATGCAATTGATGTTGCGTTATGTGCATAATATTTTTCGTTAGCACTAAATGAATCATCAATATGTGTAAACACACCTTTAGAGGTAAGCTCTTGTGATATTTTAACGGATGCTGTTTCAGCCGCATTTGACATTAACAATGCGTCAACATTAGTAGTATCGATTTCTGTAATAGGAAAATCAATTGTAATTGATTCTGACCAATCAGAATATATTGGGTTTGCAGGATATCCAGCTTCAGATACTGATTTAACTCTAATTTCAACTAATTCACCTTCGTTAATTGCAAGATCTAGTTGGTTAAAGTTTACCTCTTGTGCATCCTCTACTAAACTATCTTTCCACTCAAATTTTCTAGTGATCGAGTTTCTATATCTAGATCTAACTTTAGTTTCCATTTCATTCCAGTTAGAAAAGACTGCTGTTTTTTCTCTTGTTCCATCAGTAAACGGTAGTTGAGTAACTTCACTTGCTTTTCCGCTAGTTGACAAGTATCTATATTGTACAACAAATCTAACAATGTTTTGATCCAATGTATCAGCAACTTTCTTTGCCACTGGAATTTCCCAGAATCCTCTAACCCTATATTTAGGGGCAATTTTTGGTGCATTGCTTCCAGAAGCTAATGATTGAATTTGATTTACAATACTATTATATAAACTAGTTTCACTTGTTCTCTCTGTAATAAGTGAGTTTAATTCATTTTTGTCTTTATCTTGTTGTATCGAAGATTCATATTTTTTAGTAGAAATTTCAGAACGTTTTTTAACTATAGTTTCATCTAATTTCTTAATCTTCTCTTCTACATTAATTTTATCAGCAGATAGCTTCTTAATTTTATCAGCAGTATCGTTAGCCGTCAAATGAGAATTAATTTGAACTACTTTAAAGTTGTTATTGTTTAAAGAAGGAGCATCAGGTGTAATACCTTGTGCTGCCGGAGGGATAGCATCTTCTTTAAGTGCTGTAATATATTTCCCAAAATCAGCAACTTCTGCTTTGTAATAATCATCTAATCTAATTGATGACCCATCAGCTTGGATTAATGTTAATTCGTTTGAATAAAATCCAATACCAGGTGACCAATTTTCTGCCAATATTTTAGAATCTGAATCTATAGCTTTAACAAAAACTAATGCTCTTTCATTAAATCCTACATTAATATCTATGCTTAAGTTGGCCTCATCGTTTTTATATATGCCCAGTTGATTGGCTCCGATCTTAATAGATTCATATCCTTCTACTATTAATAATTCAACCTGATTAGCCGAACCATCGATTCTAGTTATTTTATATCTAGTATTTCTAGCACCGCTTTGAACCATTAATTCATCTCCAACCTTAAGTGCTTCAGTATCTTTTAGATCTTTATTAGAATCAGAATATGTTAAAGAATCTATAGTGTATAATTTTATAGCTTTCTTTTTAGTAACACCATCGACTAAAACTTCTCTTTTAGAATTACTAATTTTTAATACATCAAATTTACCAGTAAATTGTGTAGTTCTATATGGAAGATCACGAGTATCTTCATCTAGTATGTATGTTAAACTATTATTTGCAATATCTCTAATTACAGTATTATAATCTAGGTTTTCTTTGTTTTTAAAATTAGTGTTAAAATATTCAACAGTGACTGCACTTGTAGAATCAAATAAAATTCGTTTTACTAAAACTCTTTCAGTTTCATTTGGAATTTGTCCACTAACATTAATACTAGTTGTAAGTAAAGGATTTAAAAAGTCTTCAAAGAAATAGTTAGGTTTTGTACCAAAATTAACTGGTCTAACAAAACTAGTTATGTCATTTGCAGGAGTTTTTAATCGTGTTGTAATAATACTTTGGTAAGTACCGTCCGGTAATTTAATCCTAGTATTTCCTTTTCCTAAACCTGCTAAAGATTTTAAATTAACATCTAATCTTTCTAATTCTCTCTTCATGTAACCAAACGACGGCACATAAACAGTTTTAGTTCCATCTTCGGTTAGTAATTCAAGAGGTACATCCTTTTGATCTGTAGTTATCGCCTCATTGATTCTTTCAAATGTCTTTAAAGAATTTGAATTAATTTCAAGTAGTTTCTTGAGCGAATTAGAAATAGAGTTATTAGTATTCATATTATCTTAAAATATCGGCTTCAAATTGATAGTTAGTGTAATCAATACACACTAATTCAATATATGGTTTATTTGTTATTAATTGAGTTGAGTCAACATTAAATATTAATTGATCAAAACCTCCAACTGAGTTTGTCCAAAATTTAATATTATTTCCTGACATATTTATTTCATCAAATGTAATTTTGAAAGTTTGTCCGTTTTTCCACGAAACTAAACTATCGTCAATGTATATATTAAGGTCACTTTCGGGCTCAGATGAGAATAATCCTTTTAAACTTAATCTGTTTGAAAATTCTTCAAGTCTAGACCAAATTGCAAACTTAGAAGATCCATTCCCTGCTACACCTGCATCAAATTGTACGGTTGTAGATAATTTAGTAGCGATTGTTCTTGCTGCTATATTCCACAAGTATGGGCTATTTAATGTATAACCGTCAACTGTACTGTCAATTTTAATTTTATTAGGAATAGTTTTATCAACTTCTGTACCCTTTCCAGCAAATATAACATCTGTATTATATTGTAATTCTACTGGAATAGTTCCATCAATTAAAGAATTAATTTTAGCATGTGCCTTTGTTATTAATTCTAAAAGAGAATTTGAATCCGCTAATTGAAGAGAACTACTTTGAAAATCATCTTCTAATACTTGAACCTTTTGCGATAAAGCAGTTGTGTCTTCAGTAGAAGAAACAATATTTTCTATAGAATCTAATCTTTCTACAATAGCAGCATATCTATTATTAGCCTGTATCAATAATTCAGTCGCATTTTCAAGAGCAGTTGTTGTGTCCATGAATAAATCCATAGAGAACGTTGTAAAATCATTTACACTTGTTTCTACACCAACATTATCTAATGAAGAATTAAATTTAAGATTTAATTTTAAAGAAAATGCATTACCATTTAAACCTGTAACCTCGTTTGGTTTAAATTTAATTTGTTCGTTAATTTTAGAACCAGGTCCATAAGCATCCTGTATATCATCTAAAATTAATATTCCGTATAAGTTAGTTGCTCTATTTGCAGAAATAGATTCGCTATAAATATCATAGTATACAAGAATGGCATTAAATGTAAACCTTTGTCCTTTTTTAGCAAAATCTAATAATGATTGTACATCAACATCATTGTTAATTTCTTCATATGCAGTTGCATCGAAATTAATTCCAACGCTATTAGTAGCATTAGTTTGAATATTATAATAAGCTCCACTACTTGATGTGTGTTCATCAACAACAGCATTCATGTTTATATTTGGATCAGGGTGTGTTTGACCCTCTCTGCCCTCTATATAATCACTAGCATATAATTTTGTTGCGGTTGTATTATAATTTGTTGGTTTAAATAAAACAGTTGGAGTATAACCTACTGAAGTGGGTACATTAATATAGACTTCATGATATGTGTTACCTTGATACGCGACATCGTTTTCAGCATCTATTGTTCCCAAATATTTAACAACTCTATCGTAGTTATCACTAGCAAACGTACCATTAACTTTTTCGGTATAATTACCTACAAGTGTCTGGTTAGAATCAGCTGCAATAAAATCTACTGCACCTAAAGAACTTAACCATTTAAAAAATATCTTTTCAGAATCTGATTGTAATATTATTGGATCATAATCATCGTCTTTTAACAATAACTCTTCTAAGTTAAGTGCATAGTTTTGGAATGTTTGTGCAAAATCTACATTGGGCATTCCAGCAACATATTCATCACCTGAAGGTTGTTTAAGATTTAATTCAAAATCTATTGTGTTAGAGCCATTAACAGAATCAGTAAAATCTGGAAGATCTAATAAAGCGTATTTACTAAACTCAAAATTTAAATCTGAACTATTAAAAGCCCTAGTCATGTCTCTCGCAGAAGATGCGAAAGCATACATTGTGCCGCCCATTGGCTGCGGTATTCTAACTAGAGGAGTTGCCATCTATTCTTTAAGTTTTGTTTATGCTGTTGTTGTGTTGTGTGATGAGATAATATACCATTTATTATCAAAACATCTTAATGTAACTGTTGAGTTTAATCCTTCGAGTGTAATTGATGTAGCACCTAAAGTAGCTCCTGTACCTGATAACACAGACTTAGAATTACCATCAACATTAATAACCGTTACCTCTTGTCCATCTACTGCTTCCGGCAATGTAAAGTGACTATCGATAAAGTAAGTAACCGCAGTTATTGAAACTGGTGTAACTTGTGTTGTTGGTGTAGCAGCAGTTCCTAAGGCTCCGCTTTTTACTAAATCTCCATCTAATTTTACAGATGAATTAAAAATTGCAGCAGTGTTAAACGCGGCACCTAAATTATTTACTAATAATAAGTTAGCACCGTTCTGCGTAACAGTTAACGATGAAGTAGATACGCTAGCGACTCCACTTAAAATTAAGGTAGTTGGGTTTAACAAGGCCGTAACAGATGCTAACTCATCATTTAACAACTCAAAGTTGCTATTGATGATCGGTCTCGAGGAAGAAACTGAATCAGTTCCTAAAATTTCAGTAATGTTTGCCATTTTTATTGTTTTTATTATTTTACTTTTAACATGTTCCTATTTACAAGGTTTTTATTTCCATTTGTATCTTCAGTTTCTAGCTGAATATTGTAGTACCCAGGTTCTTTAAAGATATATGTAAGCCACATATTATTATAGTATATATCTGTTATTTTTGGGTTAGTTATATTTGTGATAGTCCATTTAGCATTTTTACTTCCAGGGAATTTAGAAATATCTGTTGAAAATGTAACATGTGTAGATCTTTCAACCTCTGCATAATCATTAAATACTCTGGTGTCGTCCCATGTTGGATTATAATGTTGTACATGAATTTCACCGCTAATATTAGCGTTTGATGAATTATTAATTTTTATTATCGAAGCATCTTCAAAATCATAAGTTTTTGAGTATTCTTTTCCTACAACCAATATGAATTTAAAAACATCACTTACATCATTATCGTCAGAATCTTCAAATATTGCGTTATAATTAAATTTACTAATAACATAGTCTTCACTTTGTTGTAATTCATTCATTATTTGAGTCCAACCATTTACATCATTAAACGTGGTTGGTGTAGCATTAACTATTTGATGAGATCCTGTGCTTATTTCTCCAGTTTTTGGATCTTTATGCGTTATTACTAAGGTATCACCTTGTTGTATATCATTTATTTTGAAACTTGAAGTTAAATCAGGTCCAACTCTCATGAAATGCCACGCTAAATGCTCAGTGTCTTTCCAATCAAACGTTGATTCGTCCCATGTGTATGGTCCAGTAGTTTCACTATATGCAGTTTCAGAATAAATATCTAAATACCTACTAACAGTTGAAAATCTAACTCCTTGATCTTCTTCAAAGTGAATGTAATTTGCTCTATCTAATGTTAAATAAAGAGTAGCAATATCATCATCGATAGTTGTTACATTATCTTGAGGTTGATTCCAATAACCACCTGATTTTTGCCACGGTAGATTTTTATTATCCCATGAATCATCTTCTAACCACTTATAAATACCGTATAATTCTAGATTTTTAAGTTTTACATCTATTAGATCTTTCATTCTATAATGAGATCTGTGCCCAAAGAGATCATATGTTCTCATCTCGACAGTATATATGTCATCATGCGGTAATATCAATGGAAGAATCAAATAATCATCTATCGCACCCCTATAAGTCTGATCATACCCTTTATTTTTACTTGTAATAATCCATTCTATTTCATAAACCCATGCTTTCCACCAATCATTCCATGTAATTAACAAAGTATCGTTTGGATTGTGAGCATCTTCCCAAGTAAATTTAGCTTCATCCCAAATATCATCAAATGATTCTGTACCGTCTAATAATACAGGACATCCAATTGGAATGTTAGCGTTATAAGAATATAATTCTTGATTATGATATGTTTCATAAAACTCTCTAAATATACTCTTTAGTTCTGTTCTATTATTTGGGGTTAATGTATGTTCTTGTCCGCTTTTAGTATTTAAGAATAAATTATAGTTATTAGAATCATCATCTTGATTAAGCGATGGTTTTAAAACCATTGACATATCTTCTATAAATAACTGTCTATCGTTAGGAAATACATTAAACTTAATATCATGTCCTTCACTAAAGAAATCAATGCCATTTTGAATATTCCATACATTTATATTTCTTTGAGAGAAGTAATCTCCTTCGGCAGTAATATCTATAATTTTTGCTTGAAGCGGTAAATAATCTTTTTGTAACTTTGCCTTTAAACCATATAGTTTAATAAGTACTTCTTCTGGCGTATAATCAAAAACCTCATCAACATTAGGAATATCCCAATGATCGAATGTTCCATTAGGTTCGTTTAACCTATATACAAGACTAAACTTACTAGTTTTTTTCATTGTACTAGAAGGAAGTTTAAACGCTAATTTCTTTCTAGTGTTTTCACCTCTAACAGAAGAGTTAGGAACTGGGACTGCAAATAATTTACCAAAGTTCTTAACAGAATTATTAACATTTAACCAGTATTCCTTCAATGTTATTTTATCATAACCAAAGAAATCTATTGCATTCAATATTGCTTTATATGTACCAACAAATGGTTTTATGTTGTGTAATTCTAAAAGTAATTCCTTTCTTTTCTTATTCAGTAATTTATAATCAGGTGACATTTCGCTAATGTCATGATCTTTGAATAACATAAAATCAGATTCGTCCAGTGTAGCTCCAAAGTTTTGAAGAAGAATTTTAGTTCTTTCATCCTCAGCAACTACTTCACCATAAACTTCAATATCTGCTATAAGTGTTTTTACACCCGCTGCACTATGATAAACATGTAAGTTTCTAACATGTGGTCCAGCTTTTAACGAATTTAACGCTATATTAATTTGAATAGCTGTACTATCTTGTTCCCACAATGCCTTAGTACCATCATTAAATACCGCAACTTTACTAAAATCTATTAGATCAACAGTTTGAGATTTTAATTCTTTAATTATTGGAAGATTTCCAGAATGATCTACATTATATAGTGTAATATCTTTACTACCAAATCTAGTATCTTCACTCCATTCAAATATAAATTTATCGTTATCTGGTGTTTCAGATACTGGGAAATTTATAATAGGGTCTCCGAATAATTCACACTCTTCTAATATAAATAAATTAACAGTTTCATATAAACCGGCAGAAACCTCAGATAAATGTATAGTTCCCTGATAAACATCAGAGTTATTCTTTACGAAGTTTAAATCATATTCTAATCCTTTAAAAAATCTTAAATTATCGTACATTATTTAGTTTTCTTTGTGTTTTCGTCAACGGTGTAATTTTTAAAATTATTTAAATATCTTGCACCTTTTAATAAATTCTTTAATGCGTCATCTAAGAATATTAAAAAATGTTGCATAGTTTGATTTCTTTGAATGTGACCGGATAAAGACTTACTAATAAATTCTCCTGGAGCCAACTCATCATTGTAGTTAAATCCTGTGTGTAATCTATCATCCTTTCTAGATTTAGCAGAATCATATCTTCTACGTTGTCTATAGTTAAATAAATTTGTAAATAAACCCATTATTTAAGTGCTTTTCTATTTCCGGCTTGTACTCTAGTGTATATTGTTCTAGGTACAGGATCTGCTTCAAAGTTTATACTTACTGCAGCTTCAGCGTTAATTAACACATCATCTTCTATAACGTCACCATCTCTATCTAACCATCCGCCTCTAAAAACAGCAACTTCTTCTTTTTCCATTATAATATCACCCCACTGATCTAATCCTTTTACCTTAGGAGGAATAACAGTATTTTCATCAACTGGAACCACTTTTACATCCTCGATTTTCTTAAAGAAAACATATTTTTGTTTTCCATTTCCTACAGTTTCCAGTGTTACTGGTTCTTGTGGAACCACTGTAGTAGTAATTGATTCATAATAACCAAGTCTTCTTGCTGTCTCTTCTGTTTCTGAAATAAACCTAACATTTACAGCGTCAATACCTGCGACTTCTTCCAAGATATAAATAATATCAGACTTAGGTAGTTTATCTCTTCTTGTTATATTTAATAAGTATGTTGACATTCTCTCTCTTACCGCTGTGTAAATTTCATCCTTAGTATAACCTTCAAAGAATCTAATATTAATATCAATACTATATTTTCTTATCTGTGGCTTAACAAAAACAACTTCAGTTGTTACCATTTGTTGGCCACTATCTTCTAAAACCTTATGCATTGCATCATACTCGCCTTGATCAAAGAACATTTCTTCTTGTGGTACAGTAAAGTAATCTTGATTTTTAGCTAATTTTTTATTAACATCTGGTACTGCAAAAATATAAATAACATTATCATCATCTAAATATTGATCGTCAGTGGTGTTATATGCATCTATGTAAGAAAACATATTATATCTTGACAAAAAGTATTCATAGTTATCAGGTGTAGCTAATACAAATGATTTACTTGCAAGAGGCGTCATTATTTTTGTAAATTGAGTATTCTCTCTATCACTACCCATTTTTGGAGATGAAGTAACAGTTACATCTAAGAATTCATTTAAATCATGTTCTGTTCCATTAGAATCATAACCAGTTGCATCCCACTTAATAGTTAGATCAGGTGAATCATCTAAATTACCAGCAATCCCAGAATGTTTTACATATTCCACTTTAATACTAGCACCATTTGGTGGCACCATTCCAAAACTTCCATTTCCAAAATAAAGATCTAAACCTCCACTAATACCAGTTTTAATTAAATATGCTTTCTCATCAGATAATAGATCATAAAGAGATTCATGCTTTGTCCATTGCTCACCATTAACACTCACAGTAACTTTACTATGATCAGTGATTCCACCAGTATTAATGTTAAATGATTGTAATTTTTCACCATTAGAAGTCACAGTTTGTGATTCAAATTTACCTTGAATTATTGCACTTTTAAATGCATTATAATTTGTTTTTTCTAATTTAAATAATTCAACAGAATTTAATAAAGTATACGTCATTCCGTTAGCATCAAATTTAATTTCTGATCTACCATTAATATTTAATAAACTTCCTGCTATTTTTGCCATATCAGCACCGGGTTTCCATCTAAATATAATTTCACCAGTAGAAGCAAATCCTCTTGTCGCATCATGACCTGTCAATCTTGACATACCATATATTGATTCTGGTTGTTGTGCAGTATATATGTTTTGTTCTACTACAGAATCCTCGATATAATACATAATAAGATCCATCATTTCTGATAGTACAGCTATTATTTGTGCAAACGGTGAAGCTAAAGTAAACAAAGTGTTAGCTCTATTGTATACCCTAGAAATATAAGTTCTAGCATCAGCCTTAATAGACTCTGCTCCCGTTCTAATTGTACTTAAAAATTTTAATTCTGCCATTATTTATGTATACTTTTTTATAGCATGCTTATTTTTATAGCATATCTACTATCTATCGTAATATCTATGAACGCAATATCTCTAACTTCACCTCGAACAAAGTCAATGTTCACCTGAACATTGTATTTTGACGCTAATGGGCAATATGCATTAATCTGATCTACTATCACCGATTTAATATTATGTTCACTAGAATTGAAATCATATATAAGCGTTTCTAAATCACATCCAAACTTATGATCCCCCATAACTTCACCACTATTAGTGAATAAAATTGTTTGAATTTGTGTGATCAACATTTCTATTTCACCATTAGTCTGAACTTGATCTTCGTCGTAATTAGGATCGCTAGGATATTTTATATATAATTCCATTTATTTATTTATCTTCTTTTATTTATGAATGCATCATCCAATCAACACCTTCGTCTCCTTGAATCTCTTCGTTAATTTCCGATAACTCATCATCACCCATACTTTTAATAGCATCATAATCAAAATCAACATTACCAGGAAGAGCAAATTTAAAAATTGCTAATTTAGAACCAATAGATTGTTTTATTTTTGCACTCACATATCTAAAGAATATTTCATCTGAATATAACGCACAATCAGGGATAGTTTCATATATCTCTAAAATAACATCACCCTTTGGTGTATCACCCATAAATTTTAATTCTCCAGTTAAACTAGAATAATGAAATGAAATAGGGTTTTCAAGTATTTGTCTAGACAAATCTGCCATAGAAGCGTTCAATACATAATACTGTAGTTCTTCTGCGGCTTCAGCCATACCAGAACCTTCATACATTCCTCTAAATAACATTCGCTCCATTGAAAAGTCAGAACCACCTTGGAATCTCACATCCATTCCGCCTCCGCCTCCATTCCAACCTGAAGCTAAGTCATATAAACCATATACTGAATATACACCTCCACCTCCGTCTGCACTTGGCCCAGGCAACGTAAGTGCTCTGTGGCTTTTAAAGTGTGATGTACTAAATACACTATTTGGAATATGGTATAAATTTTCTTTTACAGAATATTCATATTTTTTATAAAACCATTTTTTGGCTCTTTTAATTATATTAACAATCTCTTTTTGTGGCAAATTAATAGGTACCATACATGCCCCAGTAATATCATCTCCTATTTCTTCTAAAAAAGTATTTAGACAATTTGGATCGAAATTTCTACCAGAAGTTAAATCTTGGTTTGAACCGCTTCTAATTTCACTCATTTTATTCTCTTATTTTTTTACTTACAACAATCTCAGTATCTTCAAATCTGGCATCTTTTGTTTTGAAACCCTCTCTGAATATACCTCCAGTCATTTTACCTTTAAACATAGTATCTCTACCTGCAACATAACAGTTTATTAATTCACAACTACCATGTGTATAACTAGATTCTACTTTTGATTCTTTTACCTTAGTGCCTTTGTATAAACTACCATACATGATAGCAGACCCAGTTATTTCACACCCATAAAAACTAGAATTAGTTACATTCCCAGCTATTTCACAATCTATAAATTCAAAATCTTCTAATTGATAAACAGTTGGAAACTTTCCATCTTTTATTTGTGTGGCTCCATAATTAGAATCATAATTAATTAAGCCGGCAGTCATAGATCCATTTACTATAAGATCTACTACTCTATTCTTAAACCTCTCCCATTGCAATTTAATAATGACTGGGTTATCTACTAAATCTACTAATATAGTTATGTCGGGATAATGTTCAGATACCTTAGAGTAGTCCTTTAGTATATCTGAGATAGGTTTATTTTTATTTAAAATTCTCTGTAATTCTATTTTATTCTCATCATTAAACCTGGAGTCATTACATGAATTCCACATTTGCATTAAAAATCTTTCAGTTAAATAAAGAATATCATCTGATTTTTTCTCATAATCAGCTCCACCAATATACCTAAATTCTAAGTAATTCTTTTCTTTTTTGGAAAAATTAATTCCATAATATTTTGTGTCAGCAAATTTAAAATTGTTTGATGCTATATGATTACCATCAAAATGAAATGCTTCAATTTTTGGCATTACCCATTTTACGCTCTTTGCATAAGTAGAATTTTCACGTTCAGGGAAAAACTTATAGATTTGTTTTTCATCAAATTCTAAAATAAACTTAAGAACATTCATTTTAGAAACAAGATCTTTATCTTCGAGATACTTTTTATCGAAAGATAAATTTATATGAATTGATGCTCTATCATTAGTATATCCATTTTCAGATATCCATTTTAACATCTTAATAACCACTAATCTGGCATTTCTATACGAGATAGGTCCCGTAACCAACTCTGCTAATCCTTTACCACCAGACATATCTGGCTCAATTTTAAATTCTTCAGCAGATGGTTCAAAATCAGAATGGGCTTTATCTTCTAACCTAATCTTTCGATCTAGAAGTTTTTCCAGAGATTTTCTGGTTACTTCTAGATCGAGGTTAGAATAGAACTCAAACTCAACACCCATGAGTGCTGCGTTTAGGATTGATTCTCTCGGAGAATCTATAGTTAATTTTTGCATACTAAGATTATGATATTACCGTTTGATTATATATCACACTCTCGTTGCAATAGTTATTGCGGCATCTTTAAAAAGACTTTCATCGAATCAACATCGATTCTTGTAATCTGTACCGTGATAGGGTCACCAGCTTTAAATACGCTCATTACTTCTTCACTTAATTCGCTAACATGTAGCAAACCAGTCACTCCATCTTCTATTGTGATAAATAATCCGTAATCCTTTTTAGTTTTAACAGTAGCTTGTACCACGCAAGGAATTTGATATCTAGAAACAATATCTGCCCATGGATTAACAACTATATTTGCCTTTTGAGTTAATGTTATTTTAGTATTACTTATAATATCTTTAACCATAAATGAAATTTCATCACCTGGTTTAATTTCTCTGGCTCTAAACTTGGCTAATGTATCTTCATCTAAATCATTATTATGAATCATACCAGTTAAACACTTATTAAATTCTACAAATACTCCGTATTTTGCAGTACCCGTAACATTTCCAGTCACTGTTTCACCTTGTGTTTGTTTTAAGTTTTCAATTTCTCCAGGTATTAAAGCTTGTAAATATTTTCTATGAGAAACTACTAACGTACCTCTATCCGGTGAGAAACTAACAGGAACTACATACATTTCCGTTCCAATAATAGAACTAAAGTCATGTAGTTTATTAATTCCAGCTAAAGATCCTGGCATAAAACATTCTATACCTTGTACCATTACCATATAACCTCCGTTTTCAATCATATTTGTAACTGTACCGACCCATGCTGTGTTTCCTTCTTCAACTGCAGCTCTAAGATCCATAAACACTTTGTGTTTAACACCACCATTAATACTACCAACAACATGTGAGTTTTTACCCAATTGTGTAATTAGTACAGCAGTGTCATCACCTGGTTTTAGCGATTGAATTTCAGCAGGTTCTTTATCATACTTGACGTAGATCAATTCCCTGTAACCAATATCAACACTAATAAACTCAGAATTAATTGCATAAATTTTACCTTCATGAATTTCACCAGGATTAATTACAGTCAGTAATTGTCCAATACTAGCATCATGTGCAGTAAGCATGTCATACATTTCTTGGGCATAAGATTCCCTAGAGTAGACTTTATCGCCGTTTTTGGTTTTAATATGTGGATTTGGTTTTCTTGTTTTTGACGGGCAAGTAGACTCATATGCATCCCACATGAATTCCCCGTTCTCATCATAAAATGCTTGATTAGCATCTTCTTCAATTTCTGTGTTTTCGATTTTTACATCTAGTTCTTCAACTACGGTCTCTTTTGGTGTCTTTTCCCCAATTCTGATCCTTTTGTTTTTTTCGTTGTTCATTTATTTTTATATTAAAGGTGTAACATAATATATATCCTATTATTTTTTAGAATACTACAGGAACAATTCCAATCATTGGCACTGGTCCAACAGGTGTAGGAATTCCACCAAGATATAATAATTTAAATTCTAATAAGTGTAACATGTACGCAGCCGCAACAGCTGTTGAAACTGCCAATGCAGGTGGCATTGGAGCAGGAATAACTGAAAATGTTTTCCCGGTATTCCATGCTCTTCTTAAATTTTTAGCCAATCTTTTTTTACCACCATAATAAATTGGAATATAAATTCCAGTAAGTGGAGGAGGAATCAATGCTGGCAAAGCAGATGGAGATGGTGTAAATGGTTTCACTAAACATGCATACCAATATGCAATAGTTATTTCTGCCATTTCTTCATAAGGATCACCACCTGGCCAAGTATAATCTATATTACTATCTTCTTCTGCAGCATCACATTCTTCTGCAGCGGCCTTAGCGTCGATCACTTGTTGTCTTTGAAATTTAAATATAGTTCCACCTGATGTTGGGTTTATATTAATCACATGTTCAGGCGTTCTAGCACTGCTCATTGCATTTGGAATTTTGCGCCAACCATTTTTTAATTCTTGATCTCTATACTTTGATTTAACCCAATTATTATTTTTTGTAAATTTAGGAGCATTAGTAACAATACCTTCTGCATTTGCACTAAACGATCCGCTTCTTACACCAGGATACCAACTAAATGTCGCAATAACGTGTGATGTTAAAATTTTAGGTCTTTTACTATCAGTTTCGTAATCATATGCAACCTGTATTTTATACCTATTTAGTGGACATTCTAATTCTATAGGCAAAACAATTTCATTAGTGGCATCTTTTTGAATTCTCTGTCTTAGTGCGTTTGTGTTAAAAAATGCACTGTCAGATTCTTCACCTGGATGTGCATCATGAATTGCTTCAACGCATATGCTACTTACATTATTAGCAAGCTGTGTCCAACTATAACCTGCATCTTCAATATCACTTCTAGTTTCGTTACTAATATTAGGATATGGTAAACCCGACCAGTTTCCTCCAAATCCACTCGAATTACTATAATTTTCTGAGCCTAAACATGCAATCCAAATGTAAAATTCCCATTTAGTGTTTAAGTTTGTAATGCCACTAAATTGTTGTAATAATCTAGAAGCAAAAAGTTTTTCTAGATCCTCTTGTGATTCATCTCCAGTTAAACATGGAAATTCAAAAAATCTAAACTTTTTTAAATCCATAGCAGAATCATTCTTATACTCGTCTATAAACTTACTAAATTTCTTATCTAATTTCTTTTGTTCCTCAATTGGATCTGGTTCCTCAACTGGATCTGGACAAAAATCAGCATAATCAGGATGTGACTCTTTACCCATTTCAGTTAAATTACCATCTTCATCATATTGATCTTGCAATGGAATATCACCCTCTTTTAATAATCGTTCAAATACTAAGCCATAACCTTGTTTTAAAAGAAATTCAGCAGCAGGATTATTAGTATGCGTTGCACCAAACGGTGTCATTGCTAAACCTTTTACAGCTTCTAAATATCTTTCAGCAACTCTTACACCAAAATCATATCTTCCACTTAGAGGTGCAAGATTAATAGCATTTATCATTGCAGTAGGATCTGTTGTTAATGATGCGTTTAGTGGATTTCCAGGTTTAATAGATTTTATTAGATCTAAAGATGGAGGAAAAATAGGAACTTGATTAACACCAACCTTTGGAAGAGCATATGAAACTATAGCACCACCTGGTTTTGTAAATTCTCGCCCAGCAATATCAGCTGCTAAATTTGGTATGAATGTTGGCCACAATGCAGGCATAACTACTTATTCTTTTGTTGATACTTAATATGAGAACTTGATAATTTACCTACGGTTGCTGGTGTAGGTGGCATGGGAGGACCAGATGGTCCAACTCCAGTTGGGTGAATATGTGCATTATAATCATCTAACCATGTTTGTAACCAATCTTGTAAAGATTGACCTCTCACTGCTGGCTCTGTTTCATCAGCGCCTGGTTCACCTTCATTTGAAACGAATATATCACCGCAGTCTAAGAACATCTTCGCATCTGTGCTTATTTTAATGAATCCTTCTTCGTCTATCTGTATCATCGGTCTTTCCTTGGCTCCACTCCCTCGAGTAATAACTAAGCCATCTTCAGGTGAATGATATATTCTAACATTTCTTTCTGCATCATATACTAAACTAATTACGTCATGTGGTGCATCAGATGCTTCCAATATATCTGTCTTTAAATCTGGATTTTGATCAATCTGAAACCAATATTCTGGGTGGTATATGTTTCCGTTATCAAACCTAACTGCAACAATATCGCCAACTCTTGGAACAGCATGTGATCCAATTTGATCTCTATTCATAGGAGTTGCCCATGGAATAGCATCATCTGTCAGTTTATCAAATTTACCATAAACTTTTACGCGACATCTACCATTAAGTAAAGGATCTTCGTTTACTACAACTTCTCCTAACCAATGAGTTTCTCTTAGATTATCTTCAACTAATTCTTTATCATTCATACTTATGAGTGTACGTTCTCGTTAATATTATCATCTGGACTACTATCAACACCAGGTTCATGAATTCTTCCAGGTGTAATGTTTTGACTTTCTGGTTCTTGTGCAACAGGATCATATACCTTTTGATTAATTGGAAAATCAGGGGAACTATCTATTCCTGGATCATATACACCAACCGGTGTAATATTCCCATTGTTTGGAACATTAGTATTATTTGGATTTAATTGTCCAGCTAAATTTAAAATAGCATTTACACTTCCTGCTTCTAGCGCACTATTAATATCACTTAAACTTCCTAAGAAACCTGTACTTCCATGTACGTTATCTAATAACAATCCTTTTACAGCATCCATGCCTCTACTTGCTAAAGAGGCTGCAGCTCCTGTTAAACCTTCTGGATAAACTCTACCTAAAGGATTATTACCAAATCCTGGTAAACCATTTTTTAAATTATTAAATCTATTTACTAAACCACCTGCAAGTCCATTAACTTTATCGCTTATTGCATTTTGTGCAATTGCTAATGGATTAAAAGGCTGATTAGGATATAAACCATCATCTGGTTTTGCATCAGGAAATAATGGACTTTTTTCTTCTTCTGCTATGTTTTCTCCAAACTTAGAACCTGACATAAAACCAGTATTCCAAGTAAATGATACTTTTGGTTTTTTCTTTTCAGGATTTTTAGATTGATCTGCAAATATGCCAGCAATTGTGTCTATTTGCCATTCGCAAAAACCTAATTCAAACATAATATGTGGTTTGGCATCAGCAGTATATTGTTTAACTAATGGAGCATCAAACTTACCAGCATTTCTACCAGCTGCAGTTTCATAACCCTTAGCTCTAGGAATAAGATTAACAGAAGTACCTGCTTCATTACCTGGCATTTCAGTGCCATATAAGTTCAAATCTCTAGCGACCGTACTTTGTTGAAATGTTCTAACTTCTGAAAGTACAGTCCAAACCCTAAAGTGTCTTAAATTTTTGGGTAAGATTTCTACATATCTTCTAAAATCATAACATGCATTCTTATATAGTGTCATCAATGCAACTGCAGTTAACTCTACGTTTTCTTCTAAACATTCTATTTCTATCTTAGGTTTTTCTTGTCCTCTAAATGGCTCATCCATTTTACCATAAGTCTCAACTAACTCTAAACCTGTAACACTTTGCCAAAACCATGGCATTTCTTTATTGATTTTAAAAAGAACCTTTCTAAAATTAGCTAATTTTTTGGCATACGTTGTACCCATACTAGCATCTACCATTTTTTCTAGATACTCTTCTGCTGGACCTGCCAATAAAGGAGAATGTTCCCTATCTACACCGTCAAACATAAAGAAAAAACTGAGATAAGTTGGATCTTCACTGATCTTACTTAAAACAGAACCTTTTCTAAACTCATTAATATGTTTAAAGTCTGACATATATTATTTATCTTTATTTTTTTTGCATATTTTGGACGTTAGGGTCTTGTTTCGATGGATCTAAAAATGCTTTAGCTTCATTTACAACTCCACCCTCATCTAATATTGGGTTTGTTCTAATTCTAGGGTCACCTCTATATACTTCAGCACCACTTGCATCAAATACAACTATTCTCAACCTATTACCAGTTATTAATATTTCATATACATGCGGCGCAGATCCTTCTGTAACCTCCACTGAAGAAGTTCCTGTAAATGTTTTGCCCTCTGCTTGTATTTGAATAGTAAGATCATATGTTTGAGGATCAAATTCTCCTGTTTCTGAGAGATCTAATACCCATGTTCCATTACTCTTAACTGACATTCCGTAACTTGGTCCAATTAAAGTATCATCTATATCTGCTTCCCAAAAATCAAACTCTGTAACTTCTTTATTTGCAGTCCACGTACCTTCAAATACAGCATATGTACTATTACCAAACGTAGCTTGAATATCTTGTTCAGATGTAGTTTTAGTAAATCCTATTTCTATTTCTAATTCAACATCAGGTGTCGGTTCTGGGGTTGGTTCTGGGGTTGGTTCAGGTGCTGGTTCCGGAGCTGGTTCCGGACTATTTTTAGCCACATTATCTGCTTTTTCTTCATCGGTAGCATCTTCAAGTCCAGGTGGATTAATTAGATTTTCTGTTCTTGTTGGCCATTCCCTTCTAAGAAGTATCATTGTTTGTTTTGTGACATCTTCTTCTACTTCATATATAATACTTTCAATTATATAATAACCTGATAAAAATGAATCTAAAGCTTGACTTGGACTATTTTTACCAGCATCTGCTAAATCTTCACTAGCTTCTTCCAATCCAAAAGGCTCATCTTTATCCATGCCTAATTCTTTTTTATCACCTTTAATTCTTTCGTTTTGTTGTATGGCTTTAGGGTTAGTAATATACATTAAAACAGGAATCTTTTGATATTTATATAAAGATGGATTAAATGAATTTAAAGTAACTTCTAATTTCATTTTCTGTGTTTCAGCCTCATTTTGCGCATTGTGCAATTGTGAAAACGCAGCATTAGGATGTACGTTACCTAATCCATCTTCACCGGCTTCTTGTCTTCCAATATATTTATATTTGATTTGATCAACATGTCTTGTATCATTTCTATTACCCTTTAGTGGCTCTTCTAATTCTTTTAAATCATTTCCACCTAAAGGCTCTATTCTAAATTCTTGTTTTCTCTCACCATCATCACCGTTGTTATTATAAATAGTTACTTCTCTGGCATATCCGTTTTTTGCACTAACATTTGCAGAATTATTTAATATATTAGATTTCTCTATAAATGAACTATTTCCCATAAAAGCAACATGATTTGTCAATAGTAATGGTACCTCAATGTCGTTTCCTGTTTTAGCATTTTTTTCAGCATCAGTTGTGGTCACCATTGATTCAGCAGCTGAAGCCAATGATTCAGCAAATTCTTCTATCGGCGGATTAGGTGAATTAAACAATGCATTTACATCTACGTAATTCATATAGTAGTAGGGATCGATCCAAAACTTTTGAAAAGATTCTTCACCTATATAACTTTCTTTGATTATCTTTTTTATAAAACTAAGATATGGTTCAAATGCCATAATTCTAGATTGTGTATCGTCAGCCGCATCAATATTAGTTGCTAAACCCAATTCTAAGTCTCGAGCTATTTCTTCCATATGAGTTAAAGAATCTGCACTTTCAAAATTTCTACAATCTTCGGCCTGCATTCTAGGAATTTTACAAACTCCAAATATTTCAAATACAGCAGTTCCAACATTTCCATCTTTTGGGGATTCACAGCTTATAATATCAAAATCCATATGAATAGATTTAAATGTTTCTTGATTTTTAGAATTTATAAGTATTGTGAAGAAATCACCATCTCTTGGATAACTACCAACTGCAAATTTTCCAGCTTCGTCGCTCAATTCAATTTCACATTCTGGTAAATCACCCATTAAATTTAACTCAAAGCGTATAACATCAGTAGGTGCAAATTGATAACCATTAATAAGTATAAATGGTTTAAGAGTTGCAACCATAGTAGATTGCTTGTACTCTGCCTCGTCTTTCTTTTCTTCAGCAAGTGCATCCATCTTGATCTCAGTTGGCCTAATCGCTGGTTCTACAACTGCTAATATATTGTTAGATAATTCCATATAGTATGTTATTTAGAGCAAGGTGCGTCTGGGTTATTTGTTGGATTATTGTCAGCATTTCCAGGTGCAGTTCCATCGGGTTCATCTCCACCTACATTATCAGCAGTGTCTGTTCTTCCACTTCCGCCTCCGTTTCCACTACCCGTTCCATTAGCTGTTCCACCACCCGTTCCACTACCACGTTCAGTTTGAACTACTCCACTATTTTCAGATAAAAGATCTTCATATAATTTTCCACTTCCGCCTCCGTTTCCACTACTGTTTGTTAATTGTGAATTGTCACTTGCATCTATTATAAGCTCAGCTACAGTTGCTTCTTCATCTGAAGAATTATCAAACTTATCTTGATTTCTAATATCAGATAATATAGAATCAACTACGGCATCCGTTTGTGGTCCCATACCAAATCTAATGTTCGAACCATCAAACTCGTAATTTTTTCTACCAACTGGAATAACGTTAGGTGGCAATAAGTTTTCTTTGTTATATTTCTTTTTAAGTGCCTTTAATCTTCTTTGATCAGTTTTACTTAATCGTTTAGTTTTTATAAACTGATTCTTAATAGGATTATCCTCATACATTTGTGGAGATTCTAATCTAAAATAAGGAATAGTGTCCATAGGAATCCAAAGTTCTTCACCTACGTTAATAGAAAAAGGATCAGAAATACCATTGAATTTTAATATAATGTCTAATCCTGAAGTAGTACCATAGTGTTCAGTAGCAATTCTATCAGGTCTTACTAAATCATCATCTTTAACGATATGTTTAGCAACCATTACGTAATCTTCGGGATTTAAACTTCCGAACAGCATGGTAGGTTGAGCTAAAAATAATTTACCGTCTCCTATTTTTTTATTTACAAATATTTTAAATTCCATCCTATTAGTTTATTTTAACCAGCAGACATATCAGATAATCTACTCATATATGGTTTATTAGCAAGATTTCCTTTTCCAGATTTATCTCCATATGCATCCACATTTAACATTGCATCTATGTCTATTCCTTCACCTTCACCCCATTCTGGTTGTAAATACATTCTACCTCGACCAGCATTAAACATAGATTCAATATCTGTTTTATCTCTTGGTCTTCCAGGTTTTAAAGTAGTTTCAACTTTCAGTTTAGTAGGAAATCCTTCAAAACCGAGTGGTCCTTCAAATGAAAAATTAGTATCTTCTAAACATAAGTTTCCGCATACCATTATAGGATTCATTGGATTACCTATAGTCACGTGCCAGTTTCCAGTAGGATCACCTGTTAAAAAAGCTTTAATTGTTTCACTACCACTAGGTCCTCCCATCATTTTCATTAAACCTCCACCTACGATATTTTCAAGAATAGAAGAATCACCTAGAATTTTATTAATACCTTCACCGTTTTTAATATTACTTGCAGTTTTCTTAAGTTGATCCATAAAATTACCACCCATACCTGCAAGAGTGTCAGCAATAGAACCTAAATAACCAGCATAATCACCTTTCTCTAATAAAGACGTATCACCGAATGGTTTTCCAGTTGCACCAGTTCCAGAAAATCTAGTAGCTCCTCCCCAAAATGGTGCGTTACTATATGTAAGTGCCAATACATTGGCTAGTGTATCCATAAATGCAACCTTTGGACTAGTACCTGGATATGCCTTTAGATCATAATGAAAAGTTAATTTAAATTCTTGTTCAAATTTAAGTCCTTTTTCTCTAGCAAAAACTTTATCTATAATATTAAGAGGTCCAAATACTTTGTTTGGGTAAGTTTCTTTAGTATGATCTACGTTACCTACGTTTCTAAGTTTTGCAGCTTGAACCGATGTAAAACCATTTAAACCCGATTCGATCGCAGCACCATATTTACTATTATCAATTGCGGCTCCAGCTTGACCTCTATCAGATTGTCTTGATGCTGCATCTTGTATTTGTGATTTAGCTTCTTTCCATTGATATCCAGTTGTGAATTTTAATATTTCTTTTAAATCATTACCTAAACCCGGAGATAACCACGTTATAGCTCTTGCCAAATCAGGCGCAGAAGAATCTACTTTTTTACCTTTGGTTCCTGCAGTTTTAGGACTTAATAAGTCATCACCTACAGGATATGCGAATCTTCTAAGTGTAACTAAATAATCATTAGATATTTGGCCATAATGCTCCATTTGAATGAAATCACTATAACTATAAGAGAAGCATGCACCTCCAACAGACTGTGAATACTCTACAATATTTCTTGCTGTTGGATTTTTTTGTAAGTTTTGTGCTAATGCAGCAGTTACTGGTTTATTATATGTTTTACCATTGTATTCTGTACCAGAGTCTTCTGAAACTGTACCTGCCCTGTTTTGATATCTATGTAATGTCCAATTATTAAATAAACTTCGAGGAGCTTTTCCAAAAGTAACTGTTTCACCTTTGTCTTCATATGTGTCTCCTTTTTCACCGCTCACTACGGATTTTATAGGATATGCTCTGGAATCTACACCTTTTTCAGGATACATTGAACTTCCGCTTTGTGCTTCTCCAAAAACATTTTCTTGACTTAAAGTTGTTTTTCCAGTTCCTTTCTGGTCTGCTGCCGATGGTTTAGGAGAATCAAGAGCACCGGATTTTGGTGTTCTAGTTATAACTTCTCTTCCATTTACAGTATCATCATAAAAATATTCAGATACTTCTAAACCTGTGGTTTTATCAACAACATTTAAAACCTTCTTAAAAATAAAATTTGCATCATTACCAATTCCAGACATAAATATGAATTTCTTTTTTTATATATATCTACGTATTATAGTAGGATAATATATTTATACCCATTCAACGTTGTCCATCTCATCGGTATCAGGTCTATATAGTAGATTATCAGACCATTTGTCATCTTTAGGATATTTATCTCCTAAAAATTTTTGTAAAGATTTTACGTATTCACCCTTTGTGTGCCAATAAAATTCACCGTTTCTATATGAAGATCTATTTACTAGCTCATATAACTCTTTCAGTTTCATCTCAACATGGAAGGTTTGTATTCTATTAAAAAGATTTTCTTGTTCAACCCGAGTTCTCGTACAGAACACAGAGTCTACTACAATCATATATTGTTTCCATTTGGCACCATTGAATATATTGTTCTCAATATCTGCAACCGTAGAATATAAACCTCTTTTTAAATTTATTTTAGTGTCCTTTCCCTCAAAGTTTTTAATAAATCGTCCACCAAAAAGATTCTTTTTTAAGAAATATACTGGATCATAGAACTTTTTAATTCTAAGCTGATATTGAGGATTTACGTCATCGAACTTAACATCATAAATTGTAGCCCTAACAGGAATTAATAAGTTAGGTTGTTGTGTAGTAGAAATAAGGGCATGAATCTGATCACCCTTAGAAAAGAGTTTGTGTTTAATCATTGTTATCTATGAATCGAACATTGTCAAATTTACTTAAGACGCCTGTTTTTGGAAAGTCGCATCTATTAACCACAAGTAAATCTAATTCACAATCTTCTTCAACCATAGAGTTAATAAAGTCCCTGAAACCATTAACGGTATCTGCACTTAAGGATTTAAACATGTAAAGAATTTTAACATCATTGCGTTCTTCTTTTTCATCTAAATCCCATAAAACCTTTTGAATACTTTTTCTAATGTATATAGAAATAATAATATTAGAAGGCTCGGCATTATTAGGATCACTTTTAATCAAACGATTAAATATATCGTAATACGACACTGACAAATCATAGTCACCTTTTTTAGACAACTTATCAAACTCTGTCCTTGTTTTACACCAAACTCCTTCTATTTTTACATTCATTATTTTAACATGGATCCAAGTCTTTTGATTTCTTTCTCTAAGATTTGGATTTTATTTTTAATTTCGTTGTCAGATGTACTTATGTGTTGTGCACCCCATCCGACATATATCTGAAGAAGATCATTGTCTATTTCAGTTCCTACGTCCATTCCTAAATCAAATATTAAATCTTTTAAAAACTTAACTTGATTTGATCTTTTCATTGGCCCTTCAAATTCATAAACTTGACGAGCCTCAAAGTCTTCTCCACCTCCATTGATGTTATCATCTACTAGTGTTTTTATTACACCATTATCTGCGGGCTCAATACCAATACTTAACATATATTATTGTTTTCTAGATGCTAAAGAATCTTTAGCTTTTTTTCTTAATTCTTTTGCTTCTTTTTTATCATCTTTCCAAGTAGATTTATCTTTTGCAAAGTGAATAGCTGCAGCCTCTTCTAATAATTCAATTTCTTTAGAGTTATATCCAATTTCATACCATGTCGCTTTCATGCTTTCTAATTTAATCATGAAGTCAGCTTCTAATTGTTTATCTATAGCTTCCTTTCTTATAGATTGAATCTTTTCTCCAGTTTTCATATTTTCAGCTCTGAAGTTTGCACGAATAGGATCTAAGAAATTCTTTTTACTAAGATATTTTAATACACCTTGTTGTTTTAATCTGTATCTACGCTCTCTACGATTAGGAATCGATTGCGTCTCTGTCTTTTGTGCTTGTGTTGTTTGTTCTTCCATTATAATAATTATTAATAAATGATTCGATTTGTTCTTTTAACTGCTCTCTTAGGTTATCTATCTGATCTTCTACGAGCGCTCCAATTTGGCCATTCAAGTCTTTTTTAGTGATGTCCATCTGATCTTTAAGCAATGCATATATTTCTTTAGAAGGAATATTAATTTTAACAGGCATAGAAGCTTTGTTTTTTGCACTCATTTTTTTGAGCATCTCTTGCATTACATTAACCTCAGCTACTGGTTCTGCATCTCTTTTTGGTCTTACTGGTCTTGCAGCTTCAGGTTCTGCATCTCTTTTTGGTCTTACTGGTCTTGCAGATTCTGTGTTTTCAGATACAATTCCACCAAAATCTTTTGCTATTTGATGTGCTTGATCTATATCAGAAGCCGGGAGTAGAAATTCTGTAACAACATTTATGTTACATCTAGTACCATCTGTAAATTCTAACCACTGTTTATCTGTTTGAATTTCAGATATCTCTACAACTTCACCTGATCTTTCTGATTTAACCCAAACATAAAATTGATTCGTCTCTTTTTTACTCATGATTTTATTTATTAATATCTGTATCCATTTCATTTTTTACAAATATTTGTTTGTATTCATTATATGCGAAATCTGTAAAAGGTTTAATAAATTCATGTGATTCGTTTGATCCAATAGTGGCATCAGACTTTTGAAATCGTCTCAGCCAATGTTTACCAAATTCTATTTCACCTAATTTTTCTAGTTGTTCTTGTAGGCTTTCTACTTCAGGAAGCCATAATTTGTTAAATCCCATTTATTTTATTTTAGTTACCTTTTCTAGTATTAGATCCACTTTTTCTAGTTGTCGTAGTTGGTCTAGAAGTATTCGTAGGTCTTGTGTTATTGTTATATGTAGGTCTTGTGTTATTGTTATATGTAGGCCTTGTATTATTGTTTCTAATTACTGGCCTTGTATTATTGTTTCTAATTACTGGCCTTGTATTATTGTTGGGCCTTGTATTATTGTTTCTAATCACAGGAACTACTGGCTTCTCTCTAATAACTCTTCTCGGTTTTGTGGTATTGTTATTAATTGGTGCAGTATTAGTTCTAATAACTCTTCTCGGTTTTGTAGTTCTTTTAGTAGATTCTATCATAGAAGCATGTGCTCTACCATTTCTTGTAGTTGTAGTTCCTCTTCTGCCATAAATGTATGCGGTGTTGCCACGTCTCCAGCCATTTCCATAATAGTTATTCCAGCCCCAGTTATTATAGTAACCATTTCCATAATGGACATTGCCCATCCAGTTGTTATATCCCCAACCGTGATTATTCCAACCATAGTGCATATTATATCCCCATCTATCATATCCAAATGGTGACCATCTATGAGGAGAACCCCAAGAATTCCAGCCTGTATAACCCCAAGCCCAATCATTCCACATTTGATCTCTATTCCAATAATAAGAATTCCATCTAGAATCATATTGTCTTCCTAACAATCTGTTATTCCAATCAAATGATCTCGGTTGACTTAAAGCATATCGTGCAAAATCTAATCTAAAACCAATGTCTGTTCTTAATTTATTTCTAAACTGAAATTCACTTAATGTGTCTATCTTAACATCATCTGAAACCACTATATAATTTTCGTCTTCATATATTGGATCATGGTTAAGCGTAGACAATTGCCAACTGGCTCCGCATGATGATAACATAATTAACGAGATAATTGCAAGTAGTTTTTTCATAATAATAGATTTTATTTTATAGTCTTAACCCTCTCTGTGAAACTTGGAGGGAAGAATCCTGGTTTATATATCAAACTTCTAAAGCATGCATCTAAAACATAAGTCACTGCCCAATCATTTTCATTTCTTACAGATCTTCCAACACCTTGCATAATGCTAATTCCAGTTTTCCAATCGTACCACTCATTTGACGTTTGCATTTTAGCTTTAATTAAAGGATCACCTAATGATGGGTATGGAACTTTAAAGAATATTTGAAATCTACTTATATCATCCTTTAAATCTAAACCTTCTAATAACGAAGGTCCCATCAATACAGCACCTTCTTTCTTTTTAAACAAATCTAACATTACCGATTTCTCTTTGGAGTTTTCATAATCCATAAGTCTAAATGTATGTTTAGAATTTTGTTTTATAAAATTAGTAAATGCATAAGATCCAGTGTGTATAACACCACGCTGACCTTTATGTTTAGATATAATCTGATCTAAGATTTTTACAACTTTAGGTAAACTTTTTTCTCTTTCTCTAAACGAAAGCTTATGTCTATTAACAAATACAATAGGAGATTTATCATAATTAAACACATTGTCCATTCTGATAAACTTAGCGTTCTTAATTCCCATTATCTTAACAAATGCCTTAGGATCTCCAATAGTTGCACTCATAAAAACTTTAAAGTCAGCCTTCTCATGTAGATATTTATTAATCATTAAACTTTCTTCTACACACATGAATTTTGCTTCATGTTCGTTTTGATCTAAAACCATTTTATCAATTCCAACTTCTTTGATCAAACTTAAATAATCTTCAACTTTACAATGAACGTCCTTAAGTCTATCAAAATGTCCAAATGAAGTTTGCCAATCTTTTGGTACTCCAGTATTTCCGTATCTTCTTTTAGCTAATTTATTAGCAATCTTTCTGACTTTACCAAAACCGTGTAATATTCTTTCAAATTCACTCATAGCCGAAAACACGTCATGCTTGTCACCTGACATCATTTCATTTACAAGATGTTGTATTTTATTTTTTGTATATGTGGCTTCTTGAAATCCTTGCTTACTTGCAAATCTATTTAAAGTTACCATTTTGTCTACAATAGTCTGATCTATTCTAGGGCTAAAATGACTTTGAACTATATCGTCAACTCTATGTGCTTCGTCAAAGAAAACAAAATCACGTTGTTCAAATGGCACTGTTCTTTCTTCTTGTTCCATTTTGGCCTCAACATAATTTCTTTGAATTAACCAAAAAGAATAATTTAATAAAGAGATAGGTTGATCTATCGCTCTTCGTCTATTTTGAAGATATTCACATGATCCATAACATGATAAAGATTCTGCTTGTTCATATCCCATTCCTTTTAGTTTACAATCTCCGAGGGAAAATGGCAGACCATTAACAGAACATTCATAATTATCAACTCCCTTAATTGATGGCCATCGTAATCCATATTTATAAAAGTCAGACTCATATTGGTCCTGGAGACTCAGGTCACTAGTTACCATATAACCTCTATTACCAAGTTCTTTTAATACATGTGCTGACCACATAGCTATAAGTGATTTACCAGCACCAGTGGGTGCATCAATGACTAATGTTGATTTTGGATCCTCTAAATATGTTTCACATATCTTAGTAACAATTTCTCTTTGTCCTTTTCTAAATGTAAAAGATTCTCCAAATACATTTTCGTCTAATGTTTTTTGAATAATTTGATCTATAGATCGTTCCAACATATAACTTCATTTACTTCGATACCAGCTTTCCTTAATAATTCTACTCCGCCCATATCTCTATAGTCTTCTGAATAAAATACTCGCTTAATACCTGATTGAATAATTAATTTTGCGCAGTCAAAGCATGGACACGTGGTCACGTACATATCTGCACCTTCAGAAGAAAGTGTAGATTTACTGATTTTTGCCAACGCATTTGATTCTGCATGTAATACTTCTCGTTTAGTTACCTCTTTAGAACAACAAACACCTTCACACTCATATCCCTTCTCTATTAGAATTTGCATATGATCAGGATTGTCTACATATCTGATTTGTTCCTCTTCGCAGTCATTATCAAAGTCATATGGCGTACCATTGTAACCTGTTGATATAATCTGAGTATCTTTTACAATAATACATCCAACGCGTCTACGTTTAGCGTAAGATAATTTGGCTATTTGGTAAGCCATTTGCATGTATATTAATTCTACTGGAATTCTAGGCATATTGTCTCTTAAATAAAAAGGGTCCATGTATTATACATGAACCCTTTAAAAAGTTTAATCCGATGATACTTGGATTATTTTGCTTCGTACATTTCTTTAAGCTCATCAATCTTTTTATTATAAGCTTCTTTAATACCGTTTAGACATGCTTCGTACATTTCTTTAGTAAGTCCTTCTCCATGTATCTCAGCGTTCGCATCTTCTGCTGATTGAGCAACTAATGTTGCAGCTAATGCTGCGTTTTCTTTAAGGTATGATTCTACAGTGTGGTCAGGATAGTCATCTTTGTCATATTCACATGCTTCTTTGACGGCAGATTCATATGCCTCTGTCATCATTTCTGAAACCGCTTTTGCAACCTCTTCAGTTTCTTCAACTTCTTCAGTTTCTTCAACTTCTTCAGTCTCTTCAACTTCTTCAGTCTCTTCAACTTCTTCAGTTTCCGCTTCTTTTTCGTCTTCGCCTTCTTTTTCTACTTCGATTTCATATTCTCCGTCTACTTTGATTTCGATTTCGTCTTCAGCCAATTTGTCAGTATTTGCTAGATTTTTATTAGCAGCATACTCTTCGAATGATAATATTTTTTTGTCCATGTTGAGTTGTTAATTTTTATTATATATCTTAATATATTATAACGTTTCTATTTTGTTGTTTTTCATCCATGCATCTAGTTCTCTTTCTGCTCTGTCGAAAAGTTTATTTCTGTTAATATTTAATCCAAATGAATTAAAATAATTTTTCATTAGATAGTAAGCAGGTTCTACTGATTCTTCATTAGCAACCATATCGCTAACATGCTTCGAAACTTCATATGCATAATAGGCTGATTTTTCTGCCATAGGGTTTGTCATAGCATTATAGAATTCTCCACCATAAAATTTACCTACTATATCTCCAAACTTTTGCTTCATTTCTATCCATGAAATTCCTTCTAATCCAATCCATAATTTAGCTTGAACCGCCTTAGTATCTTTTCTAATAAAACCTTCCTTTGCCATATCCTTAGATATCTCTATGATCTTCTTGGGAATCGGTAGTTTACCGTTATCTTTTTCCCAGTCCTTGATCTCTTTATCATTTACAAATGATTCAAATAATTTAATGTATTTCATATTATTATGCCTTTGATCTTTTTTTAATCGTCTTTAGCTTTGCTTTCAAAGCTAATTGGTTTTTTTGAACAGCTATTTTCATGCCATCAACAGAAGTTTGTTGCATTTGTGATTTTAACAATGCCGTTTCTATTTTATCGGCTGGTTCTTTTGATTTATCTTTAGACATCTTATTTATTTTCTCAATAAAATCTTTGTTTTTCTTAGATAAACCCTTTTGTTTTTTAGAAAGATCTTTTATTTTTTCTTTATCGGTTTTTGGTTTACTTTTCTTTTTCTCTAGAATAAATTGATCTAAAGATAAAACACTAACCATTTCTTCAACTTTACTCATCTTTTTAGATAGTTCCATTGCCCAATCAACTCCTTCATCTCCACCCCATATTAACCAAGAAACATAACCTTTATCTTTCCACGGAGTTTCTTTTAATTCTGGTTTAATAGATGAATTTTTTCTATGTCTATTAAATGAAGCCATACGTTTTACTGTATCTCCAGATATGTTTTCACCTTTAGCTAATTGATGTGCTCTTGCCCAACCAACTGCAGTTCCAGCATCCACTTCTTCACGACCATACTTTTCTTTCCAGTCGATAGCCATTTGAGCATTTTTCTTTGCTGCTTCTGGATAATCGCTGTAAGTATCATCATCTCTGACCTTAGATTCTAAAAACAATTTAATATACTTCATGTATTATATATTTTGTTTTCTGTGTGATTGATCAAAGTAATTCTGTTCCTTTAACCCGTCATCATGACCTTCGTCTCTAACTTCTTTAGCGACATCTTTATCAGCATCTCCCCAAGTTCCTTTACCTTTTGTTAAAAATGCATTTACTCGAGCATATCCCCATTGTTGTTCAGTTGCACCAGGTCTATGACCAGTTTTCCATGCTGCCATTCCTCTTCTCATAATAATTCTAATGATACCAATTGGCACACCAGTTTCTTCTGATTTTGTCTTAAGTGCTTTTTCAATTTTAGGATCACTGATTGGACCTCTATCGCCTTCAGCCTTTTCTAGAATAACACATTCTGCCAATTCTTCCTGAGCAAATGTATTATATTCTTTTGACCATGCCTTCCATTTAGATGGTCTAGCATAATCAGATAAAATCATATCGATAGCATCTGGTTGAGAAATCTGAGAATTAATATCGTTCCACACTTTATCTGCTAACCATCTACCAGCTTTTGCGTTTAGATAATATAGCGCTCCAGCATCTGAGAACTTCCAACCTCTTGTTAATATTCCCCATACATCGTTCCATATTTCTTCAATTTCATAAGTGTCCATATGAACATCTAAAGTTCCCCAAAATCCATACATTTGATTAATATCATCAGCTTTATATTGTAGCTTCTTACCAAATTTAAAATTAGGCACTTTACTTTCTGCAATCAAATCTTCGTTTAATGTTACTAATAAAGAATTAAAAAACCTAGGTGATAAAGATTCTAAGAATCCTCTTTCTTCAGCATCATTCTCTATCCACTCTCTGTCTTTAGAAGAAAGTTTTTTATAATCTTTATCAAATCTGTGATGTGCTATTAAATCGTAAATATCTTCTAAGTTATAATTACCTTCATTAGCCATTTTCATATCGATCCAAACTCTAATAATATCTGCATAGTCCTTAGCAGTTAATTTTGTTTTATTACCCCATGTTGTTCTATCATTAAGATCGAACATTTGTTTAGCAAACTTATCGATATTACCAGACTTAAAATATATAGTAGCTCTTTGTCTTCCATTATCTAATAATTCCCAAGTTTCTTCTCTATCATCATGTGGATCTAATCTCCAACCAGCTGACTGATTTACTCTAATATCACACATGCTTGAATTACTATCAACCATCACAGTCCAATGACCAGAAGATTGATATGTTTTTCCTTTAGCGTATTTAATCTTTTCTTCGTTAACTACTGATTCTGAAAATTCTTCAAGATATTCCATATCGATTTCAGATTCTCCTTTTAATTCTTTTTGAACTTCTCTGGACTTTACTAATTTTGCAAGATCTTTCATGGTAATTTCTCCATCAACAAAGTCTGCTAATATATAATATTCATTAGAAGAATATCCTTCGCGGTTTCTTGAATCACCAACTTCTTCAATTGATGCTTTAGTAATAGTCTTACCTTCAGTAACTACTGATTCAAAGTCACTCTTATTTTTATTATAGTATTTTTGAGTAGCCATTGGAAGTTTAAATATAGAATCACCATCTTTAAGAGTTCTTTCGATCTGCTTGATCATTCTATCTTTACTTTCATTCATTGCTTGTAATCTTTCTCTTTCTTGCTCTAGTGCTTGAAGTGTTTCATTATCTAATGCTTCACCATCACCTCCAGTTTCAGTATCAATTTGTTTGTCAATAGTTTTAATAGCTTTTTTAATAGCAGATTTAGACATACCTTCAGCAACTATTGATTCAGTAAGACCTAATGATTTATTAACTAGATCTTCAATGACACTAGAATAATCATCTTTTAAAGCCCATTTAATTACTTGACCTTCACTTCTTGCTTTTTTGTTAATCCATTTAAGGTGTGTTGCATCAGTAAGAAAATCAGAAGCTTCTTTTGCAATTCCCTTTGGATCCTTTTTCCATTCTTCAATAGTAGTACCAAAGTTATTACCGTATGTAGAACCATTAGTTCTTTTAAGGTTATTGATTCCACCAATCTTAATGTATATGTCATTATTAATAGGCATTGCTTCAAAGAAAACTACATCTCTTTCTTCTGGGTTGTTTTCACCAGATACTTGATCGATGGCATAAGTACTATGAACTCTCCAAGTAGTTTCACCTTTTACATTGTATGCTGCTGAGTGTGTATCTCCACCGAATTCAGAAGCTTTTAACTTATATGCCTTAGCTTCAGTAACTACCGATTCTAATATCTTTGAATTTTTATCTATTGAAAAGATAGTTTCCTCTTTTCTTATAATAGAAATTCCCTTGAATGTTGGTTTGTTAAAATATTTGTTGTTTCCGTTCTCGTATCTTTTTAATGAAGGGTGATCTGCAAACACACCGCCCGGAATGTTGTGTATAATAGTTCCCTTTGGTAACACTATATTTGTATAATTACCAATTTGAACACCTTCAATATCTTTTTTTAATTTATATTTTCTATTATCTAAAGTATATGTACCTCCACTCATAGTACCTGAGTTTGGTCTGAATGTTGCTTCATCCACTGACTCATCTTTTTTATCACCATATAATTCATGATATTTCTTTACATGCTTAGATGTTTTAACTTCACCTTTTTCTCTAGCTTCTTTATCACCTGGCATTTCTTTATATGCACTAGAATCATTGTCATCCATGTCTGATTGTTTTTTTATCTGATCTTTTTTATCTTCAATCTCATCGTCATCCAATCCTCTGTGATATGGTTTTGGACCAGGTTTTGATTCTGACAAATAATATGCAGTATACTCTTCTCTTGTCATATTTAGTTTTGCAGCTTGCATTCCTAGGAAATCGTTAAAATTGCTCATGTTGTTTTTATTATTTTGGTAATCTAACCATAGTATCTTTAGTTTGGCTTTTATCTGTATTCTTGACAAAATCAAAGTTTTTATAAAACTTATTTAATCTAGAAATAGAAGTTGCACCAAAATCTTTAGAAGGTGTTAGATATATTTTTAAATTTTGTGTGTCGGCATAGTCAGTAATTCTTGACATGACCTTAGAACCGATTCCTTTATTACGATCCTCTTTTTGTATTTTTATTTTACTAAGTTGTAAGTATTTACCATTATCATATAAATCTAATTCTATATTGAATTGATCTTCTAATTCTTGTAGGATAAATTGTTCTCCTAAAATAGGTGTATTATCATGATTACATTTATGACAAATAAACACATCATCTCCACCGTCTTCTATTTCCCAAGACCAACCACAGTTATCACAAGATACTTTGTTTGCTGTAAACTCTTCGAATAGTTTTATATATTTCATATTAAAATTTAGGTATACCTCCTATTTTTGCTGCTCTTCGTCTCCAGAGATCTAATACCTGTTCTCTTTCTGTGCCATCAATAACTCCACCTTGTTCTTGCGTATCTAAATATCTGGAAACAGTATCACTCATGTTTTCTTTTCTCTTCTTAGCCTCATATCTTAATCCTTGTAAATTAGCATCTACCTCTTTAGGTAACATTAGATATTGAGATTTTGGTAAAAGTCCCATTTTTATATAGGCTCTTAGTTCACTATCGTCTTCATTAGGTTTGCCGTTTCTGTAATTTCCAGTGTCAATCCCATCTTGTGTAATATGTTCCATTTCATGGCGAACAACATCCGCTAAATGAAAATATACTGTTGACCATTCTCCTGGAATCCACTCAGGATTTAAAGCAAAGTCTATAATAATATAAGGTGTTTGAAAGTCACCGTGATCATCATCGTCTCTGCCATCGGCACCTGTTGAATCTAATACTTGAAACCCTTCATATTTTTTATCAATATGAATAGTAGCTTCAATATCAAACTCTAAACCTCTCTCTTCAATTTGGTCTCCATAATTTATTGTAGCGTTCCCACCTTTATATGATTTAACCCATTTATTGAATATAGCTTTAGTTAATTTAGAAGCTAATCCGTCATATGCAGATCTTCCTTCACCAATAAAACTTTCGTATGTTCTAATATGTTTCATGTATTATATATCATTTAAATTTAACTGCACTTTAAAGCAAAAAAAACGAGGTTCGTTAGAACCTCATTTTCATGGTTAGTTGAGACTTTGTTAACCGTTTACTTGACCGGTTTTGCCTACTTGTGTACCTTCATCGCTATCAACGAAAATTTGATCTAGAACTTCTAAATACCCATTTGCATCGGTTATTGTTCTTACCAATTTATCCATTTCTTCAATGACTTGTGGGTGTTCACCAATTCCCACTGCATTTTTAGAATACACTTCTAATGTTGCAATTGCCTCTAATCTCATGGCGACATACTTAGCTCTAAGAGCGTCTACTTTTAAACTCATAATTTGTTGTTATTTAATTCTTTTAATTGATCAATGATTGTCTGTAATGCACTAAATACAATTGATGCTATCATAAACATCCAAAACCTAGTAGATTCTTGGCCCATACACAATGATACAATGGCAAATATTAAGAACAATGTTCCTTGTACACCGATTGACCTGTTAGACAATTTGCTCAATACATTTTTAATTTTTTTCATATACTAATTTTTATAATGGTTATACTAGCTCTAATTGATATTGTTTCAAATATTTTTGCAGAGCCAATTCTTTTGCTTTTACTTCTAACTCTATATCCAGATATAAACCATAAGTTTCTATATACTCATAAATATAATCCGCATGTGCACGTTTATTTGTTTGAGTCTCATCTTCGTGTAATTGTTGACATGAAGAATAATGTACTAATTGTTTGATACCCTTTGGCCATGATTTAGCTGCAAGTTTAAGTGCTTCTTCTTGTGATAATGCACCTGGATGACACCAATGATGATGATAATCAAATGTGATAGGAACACCAACTTTACTAAACACGCCTTCATATAGATCTTCGGTTGTGTATTGACTTTCTTTGTCATCGTTTTCTACAACTAATCGAGTACGCACAGAATCATCAAGTAATTTGAAATTATCTACGAATCTTTGCATTGCTTCGTCTTTACCACCTTGTGTAGTGTTGACATGTATATTGATTGGTGCAGAGTGATCTCTTGGTAAACCAAGTAAATCCATAATTTCACCGTGTTTGTTGAGATCAATAATACATTTATCAACTACTCGCTGTGTAAGCGATGCTAATACATCAAATGGACCAGGGTGAAATGTCAAACGTTGGCCATTATCCATTGCAATTTTACCAGCACCTTTAAGAGTATTAGCAATCTTAGTATAATCTGGTAAATCAGATAATTCGTACTCGCTCATCCATGGAAACATGTCAGAACTAATACGGAACAGTTTAATATCATTGCGATTATTCCAATTAATAATCTTAACTAAATCCTTGGCATTAAGCAGTGCTAATTCAGATGCATACTCGATACCTTTAGCAGCGAAAGTACGCTTAATCATACTACGATTAGTAGTTATTTTTTCTGCTTTCTGTAAAGTAGTATTAATGCAACAATACCCGTAATTATTTGTTTTTTCCATTTATGTAGTTTATTATAAAGTTAATAGCAAGTAATACCAAATATGCTGGCCAAAAGAGACCTATAATAATTCTCTCAAACATACTAAATCTTAAATCTTCTCTATCTATTGTAGAAATTAAGAAATCGTATAGTGCATTTATAATAACACCGAATAAAAAATAATATGAAAGTGTATTAATAGTCACTTAAGTTATATGTGGTTTTTATGAATTGTTTAATTGTTCCCAGTTTAAATACCTTTTCCAATTATGTTCTTTAATTAATTTAGTCCAAAGCTTAATGTATTTTCTTTCTTTAGGTTTTAGAATGTGTCGAGGTTGCTCGTTGACAAATCTTTGCATTTTTTCTGGATCAAACTTTTTATCTAACGCCATACTTTTACATTTAAAATATAAATCTCTGGTGCTGCCATCAAATATTTCCATTATGTCTGACACTCTTTCTTTTGTCATGTTAAATTCCTTAGCTAAATCTTCAGCTAATTTCCAAAGAAGTTTTTGTTCTGTTTCTAAATGATTTTTCATCATAACAGCTTTACGCTTATTATATTGTTTTCTATCATAATCAACAGCTTCTATTAGAGTTTCACCTTCTAACCAAGGACTTTCCTTTTTAATAGCTTCTACTTTAGCTTCATAAATCTTTTCTTCTAAATATACTTCTCTACCCAAATGATTAAATTCATATTCACCAAATTCTATTCTTTGTTGAAGCTCACTTGCACCTTTAAATAAATATTTTTTAGGCAGTTTAACAACTCCGTGAAATCTGCGCCACCATGTAAATTGTCTACTCATTTATTTTGTATAATGTGTATATTGAATTGTTAGTTCTAAATTTAACAAAGGTTTCGTCAGATTCTAAAATTTCTGCTAAAGTAGTTGTCATCCATGTATAATATTCATTGAATGGTGACATAATCAAACTTCGTCCTATTGCAATCTCCTTAAACTGCTCCTTAAATGTACCATCTTCTTGCCACTCCACCCATAATACATCTCTCGAATACTTAGTCATACCATCTCGCTCTCTTACTAGTTTCCAATTTCTTTCGGTTTCTTTATAAAAAAGATCTACAAATTCGTTGTCAATTTGTAAATTACCCTTTTCGTCTTTGGTTAAGGGAATTTGAGGTTGTATATCCTTAATCATATTATTTGTTTTTTCTTTTTCTTTTCTTTTTTTCGTGTTTAGCCCAATATCTAGCAGCTTCTTTCTCTTGTTCGTATTTTTCTAGAACATCTAAAAACCCACTATATGTGTAGTCCTCAGATCTGAAAGCATCTCTAATTCT